TGGGTCCAAGTATCCTGAAAAGATCGCCGTTCTGCTCTCTATATATATTATATAGAGCGTATTCATCAATGTCATCATTCTTAATTAAAATATCATTATATGGGTTATTGTCATTTGATGTTGGGCCGTTGAGGCACCAGTCTGTTTTCCAACTTGTAGCATGAAACAAAGTTGGTAACGTTAAGGTTTGAGTAAATGTGTTGGCAGCATTTGATGTTGTGTAGTACTTTGAGGTAATTCCAGATATCATGCTGTTATAGAAAAACTTTAGTGGTCCTTCAGAGTCGGATGTCAACAACGTAAAAGATGTATTTGCCCCTGATGCGTTTGGTGACGTACTTTGAAGGTAGTCTGCTCCTGCCTTCTTGTTTATTCCAACAGTATTTATGATTATATTTCCAGCAGTTATTGACGATGTTTCTTGAGAGTTCTTTTTAAACTGAGCAATTACAGGGCCAACACTGTTGGATACTACTGAGTTATTAGAAAAGTTTGTTGGAAGAGCTTTTAGTGCATTTCCAGAATTATTAATTAACCCATAAACTCCGTATCCAGCATCAAACTCGCTAGCAGATATATCCCAAGATTGATTCTCTGATTTTAAGTTTAACTCTGAATAGATACTGCTTTCAGACCTATTGTAAGTCAAAGATCCTGTTGCTACTCCAGATTGAAGTGATCCTGGCACTACTGGAAAAATGCTTTTTACCGAGTCTGATATCGAAGTTCCTTCAGATTCTATGAATAGACATCCACCTGAATTAATAAAATCTCGTATTTTTTCAACATAAGTTGTTATGTTTGTATTTTCATTTATTACAAGAACAAGAATATCAAACGACCTTGCTTGCGCAGTCGTTATTGTTGATAAATCAACAGTCCAATAGGTATCGTCTGAGTTTGTTTTCTGAATCTGTCGAGCATCAGCAATTGGATTTGTGAATACATAATTATATATATTAATTGGATTATTTTGAGAATTAAATTTACCAAATATTTTATGATGTTCAACATATGATTCTTTTGTATTAGATTTTATAACTGCAGCTTTAATTATTCCCGCAGATCTATCGGATCCATTTGACGACCCATCTATTCTATTTGCGTAGTCTAAAGTTCTTTTTACTTTACCAATAATTCTCCAGTTAAAAACTTCATAAGACCTGTTGTCCGGCAGTGCTTTTCTATTAACATATATATTAAAACCTCTAGAATCAAATGCTCCACCAGTAGAAAACATGTCTTCTAATTTTTCGCTACTTTTTGTAGCAAAAGTTTTATTATACCTTGCTGCTACATCAACTGCAAAAGTTTCTTCGCCTTCTTTTGTAAAAAGTGGTACTGCGTTTATTTGTTCGGAGTGTTTTATGTTTTCATTGGTTATTTCTAAATCACTGGTTAATTCAAGCTTTGGATAAACTAATATCAAATTAGATGGGTTGGGATCCTCTATTAGAACTATTATCCTACAAATCCTATCAAACTGAGATATTCTTTTTTCGTTGTAGGACTCTAAGAATATATCGTATTTCTTTTTTCCACTTTGATCTACATACGGAGATCCGTCAGCATAGGTTACATATATGTCATTTATTGATATATTTAAACTTGCCCTAGATTTTCTTTGGGTATCTAAGGAATTTTCTAGTGAAGCTATTCTTCTATTTCCATAGTCTATAAAATTAATAGAGCTACCTTTTACGTTTTCTTGTGCGGTAAAATATCTACTGACATAATACGAGTGGTAGTAATCTGAGCTAGACAACTTTCCAAACGTATTCTGATTTAATTTGATTACATCTACGTACTTAGTGTCAACTGGCTCAGACGCCCTAAAATCAGAAACATAAACATTTTCTGTTGGGAATCTTGTTGATCCAGTTATGGGATCGTAAAGCATGCCGACTTCATTTGCTAAAACAGAAGATTGTTTGTTTTTAAATTCTAAAACATTTTCTTTAATTGCAGTAGATGAATCTATAACCACTAAAGAAGAACCTGGTGTTACATCTTCTGTTTTTATATATCCAAGATTTATTGCATCAGAGGGTAAAGTTAAACCCTTTTTGATCTTTTTTTCATTAGAATTTTCTATATTATTATTAAATTTTTTCATCTTACATCCATTTTATAATATTTAACTTGGATACACATTGTTTTGATTCTTATACTCATAGTAACCATCTCCAAGTATTCCAGCCTGATACTGCGCATATCTGGGGATCTTAACCCAAGATGGTATATTTAAAGTATTCTTAGCAGATGGTATTGATTCATCTCCTGTTATATATGAAACTTTGTAGACTGGCGTTGCATAGAAATAGTTTATTTGATTACTTATAAAAGATTCTTGAATTGGATAGACTCTAATGCTAGATGAAGTGATAACATCATCTGCGTCCTCGTACCAGTGGACTATGTCACCAACAATCGTTTCTGGGCTTATATTTGTCACTGAACCATCTTCCATAACAGAATCAATAACCATAAACCAGTATCCTGGTGTGGCTGCATTCTGAGAGGTAATTGGTCCTATGGAGAAACTTCCGTTTTGAGAACTGAGTACTGATGAGCTATAAGGTAGATCAAATGCGTCTTTTAGTGTTCTTGCTTTTCTATAGTAAACTCTTATATTATTAACTGTGCTGTCTTGAGAAATAATTTTTCCTGTTACATATAAAGAAGACTGACCATCTGCCCTTATTGTTTGCTGTGAATTTTCTGCTATAAGTCTATTTGTTGTTTGTGCTGATCTTACAATTTGATAGTTTATAGTTGCACTATCGGTTGCTACGCTTTGTCCTGAGGCAACTCCAGAGATTAGAATTGTGTCATAACTAACTGTTGCTGGGTAGGCCCCTTTGTATCTTAGTTCTACAACAGCAAATCCTTCATCGTTTGTTGTAACAGTTGATGGAGTTGCAGATAAATTGCTTGAAGATATTGAATAAGTTTGATAAGGCTTTGGATTGAGATTTTTATCCAGGCTTTCTATGGTGAGCAAAGAGTAGTCCGCATTGCGATTATCACTTATAACAGCTGGGTTCATCTGCGCAATAAATCTATCGTATTCATAATTTGAATTGGTTAAATACACAAAGTGTTCACTATTCAAAGATACTATTGGAGAGTGATATAGCCCTGTTGGCGTAGCTGTGTCAAATATTGAAGACTCATATGTAACATTATATGTAAAAGGACCCTGTAAAGGTGTTGCTCCATACATTGGTGTTGAATCAAAATAAATCTTTGTACCAATTACTCCATTATTGTAATCTTCATTGTCTACATAATATGAGTTTCTAACTCTATATTTTACCTTATATTCTCTTCCCTCTTCTAAGATTATAGGTGTTGCGTGATCGCTGACTGTAATCTTTTCTGTTTCTGAGAATTTGTTTTCAACGACAAAACTATTAGTTACTGAATCAAAAACCGATACGTCGTATACATTTTTGTAGCCTAAATAAAGATTGTTAGAATTTTTTGCTTCAATATACTCTATATTATAGAATGAATTTAATGACCTATCATTTTCTTCTACAAAGTTTGTTCTGGTCAGAAGATTTTCTGGATATTCAGAAATATCTATTATTATGGGAGCACTCTGCCTTGCTGCATTAGCAAGCCTGAACGAATAATTTGGAGTTGATCCGCTATTAACAAAAGATTCTTGTTTTGGCCTAGCATAGACATAGGTCTCTTCTTCGTCCAAATAATACCAGCCAGTGTGGATTTCTGATCCAAGATTTGGATTAGTCCTAGTATTAAGTCTTGCTCTTATTGTAACATCTTCTATGTACCCATCTGTCAGGTCTCCAGAGAATTTCTCTTCATAGAAATCAGAAGGCTCTACTTCTGTATTGGGAATTCTTAAATCATCATCTTGACTAACTGTAAAATATGGTTTTATATTATTTTTATCTAGCCACATAATAACATTATTAGACGATTCCTGGTACGGCATAACCTCTATATAATTAATGATATAGTTTGAAGAATTATTTTGATTAAATCCAAATTCATATCTATGAAAATCTTTAATTACAACAACATCGCTTAACATTACCCCTGTCTTTGCGTCCTCTTCATTCTTGATGATACCTCTAGATGATATGTCAAAAGTAATCGGTGTTGCTAATTCCTTTTCAAAATACTTCCATTGCCCAACAACAAAAGGATAATTATATTGAATTTGTCCATTGTTTGTATAGTATTTATTGCTGTCTAACAATTGATTTTTTTCCCAATATATATTTATATTTTGTGGTGTAGCTGCGCCGCTACTAATGTCATATTTCGGAGTTGCAAATAATTGAATAGAGCTTGTTGACTCGTCTTTTCTAATTAATATATGTGGAACAAGAATATCCTGATCAAACTCTGGATGATAGGAAAAACCACCGTAACCAATTGCCCCATTGTCTGAAGGGGTTGCATAGTCTGGATCGATATATGCTGAAGGGCTAACGTTATCTATGTGCAGATATTTTGGTGTTGCTCCACCCCATCTTTGGTATATGTTTTGAGTAAAGCTTGAAAATGGTATGGCCTGAATTGGAGTTGCTGACTGCATAGAGTTAGCATAGGGGGCCAGTGTTATTCTTCTTCTAATCTTAGGTGTGTAACCTGTAGAAACGCTGTATGAATACATATCTGAAGCATATCTGAGATTAAAATTATTAAAAGATGGACTTGATTGAGACAAAGATGGGGTAGAATCAAAGTATATTCCTGTTGGATAATTTGCTGAATATATTTGACCCAAAGAAGCTAGTGCTAGATAAGATTGATTTGGAGTTGAATGATTTATTCTTTCATATCTTGGGGTAGAAGAAGAATATCTAAAGTGCCCATACTTTACTGAGCCAGAGGAAACTATATTTGACGGTATTCTATATGTTGAAGGAGTTGCAGAAAAATCACGATACTCTGAATTGTTGACTTTACTCCTGAACCTTAGTGTTGGTTCAGTTCTATTGTCTATCTGACTAAATATATTATGAATTAGATAATCTGGAGTAGCAGAAGATCCTCTAATCGGAGCATCGTTTCTTACATATTTAGTAGCATTTGCGTAGTAGACAATTCCGCCAGTAGTTAATTCTATGGTGTAATTTACTGTTGCGGTTGGACTATTTGAAGACAGATATTCATACTCTGTATAATAATCAAAGTCAACGTTTATGGGAGGATAAATTTCTTTTGATCCAATTTTTTCGACTCCAGAAAGAACAACTTTTGCGGATTTTCTTAGTACTTGGTCATCGGAAATATTATTTAATATATTTTCATCACTAGAAAAATCTTCATTTTCTGTAATTTGAAGTTTAATATCACTTAAATCTCCAACTCCATGTTGATAATAAGATGATGGAGTTGCCTCCATAAGTGGGCGATCATACACAAAAGGAACATGAGAAACTCCTTCTGATAATTTTCCTGCATAGTCCCATATCAAATCAGACCAAGAAACAAAACCCCAGTTTGTCGGATAATCTCTATTCATTCTTGAAACAAAATCTGTAAAATTATTTGTTGGATTTCCGTTTTCATAAAAGAACTTTGAAAGCTTTTCTATGTCTTGCATTTCGAGAACTTCCGGAGTTGCTCCTGCAAAATCAGAATCTGGAGTAGATCCAATTGCTTTCCATAGGTCTAATTCTCTTCTTAATGTTCTCTTAAAAGCATTTATGCCAGTACCTGGAGGATTTTTGTATACATCAAGAATTCTTTTTTTATAATTTTCATTTGATTCGAGTTTTAATCTCGGAATACCAACTCGAAGACCAAAGTCATCAAACATATTAAATACAAGAACTTCATTTTGTTCATAAGATATATTATTTATATAGAACTTTGTATATTTTTCTAGTGTAAGAACTACTTTATCAACCGGATTAAAATAATAAACATAATCACCAACTCTATGGTTGATGAAATCAGAGTAATTCACGATTCCACTTAGTTCAATATCATCAGCAAAAACTGAATGAACCGCACTAGGCACGGATGTCGTTGAATATATCCAAGCTAAAGAATCTGTATTAGCTCCAGATATAGACTTGTTTAGATCAAAATAATCTATTGCTGATTCAACTTTATCTAGGTGATCACCCACAGATGCATTGATTAATTTTCCTCCAAGACTCTTTGGTTCGTCAAACCTTGGGGTAGCTCCCTCTAAAGAGTCTTCATATATTTTTGTCCACGAAGGAAATTTTTTAACTATGTCTCTAGTTGTAAAAGTTGTGTTTGATGGATTAGCGTCTGCTATCTGAACTTCTACTAATAATATGTAGTTTATTGTAGGAGTTGCTCCAACGAAATATGATTCATCAAGATCGCTAAAAAATTCAACCTCAAACTTAACAAATCTTTTACATCTTTGTATAAAAAGATAGTTTGTTTGCTCAGATACTTGATTGGGAATCCAAAAAGGCGTAGCCGACTCTATAACATCATCTGACTCATAAACCTGAAGAGTGTATTCAATAGGCTCAGAAGATGGGTTTCCTAAAAATGTAGATTTATAAGCTACTAAATCTATTCTAGATGTTGTATCAACAAATCTATATACAGGTTGAGAAGATACATCTGGTCTTAAAATCCAATATGGAGAAGCTTGCTCTAGATCAAATATAAAATACTGACCAGAAGTTTGGTCGTATCTAAATACCTCATACTGTGTTGCATTTGTTTCTTTGACTATTTCACCAACATCAGTAACAAGCACTCCGCCTTTCTACTGATGGAGTAGCTGAGGTTAATACTTTATTGCCAACAAAAGTGTAGTCACCAAAAGTATTTAACCCATATCTAGATCTTAAGGTTGAAAAGTTTGTATAGCTAGAGTTGTCATATAGGTCAATTGGTTCAGATGTCCATACTTTACCATTTTTGGTAAAATGTATATTTGTTAATGTTAAAACATAGCTTTTCATCTAAACCTCAGTATTTTTTATACGCCGTCTAACCAAATGGAATACTCAGATGTAACTCCATTTTGAGGATGTACGAACATAAGATGTTGACATGGTCTACTCATAGACGAAAAGTACTCTTGCGCATATGTATTGTTACTCTCTGGTGAACCAGAGATTCTTAGTAGCCCGCTACCTATAGTAACCTTTACTTGCTGGTGATAATGTCCCATAAAAACATCATCAAAATGGTCTTCAATTGCTCCATCTTTCCAACCCATTACCTTCTTAAAGTAACCGTGGAATGCTGTTGGCGAAGGCATTTGGTCTCCATGTATCAACAGTGTGGAGTAGTCGCCTATTCTATCTACTGCATAGAAGCTTCTTTCTCCTCTGCCGTCTGGAATATCAAACGTAACTCTTGGCTCATCTTTGAATATCCAACTAACAATCTTGTATAGAAGTCTATCCATATTTGTCTCTGGATCGTGCTGCTTTCTTGCTCTACCGCCAACAGCGCCGTGGTTTCCTATTACCCCAGTGATATGAATGTGTTCAAAATGCTGCAGGCTTTCTGTAATGAATTTAGTCAGAATCTCAGGACCATATATCCCCACCTGCCTATAAAGACCAGCATCTAAAAGGTGGCTTTGTCCCGGAAATATCTCTTCCCCCTCAACTATATCGCCCAAAAGCCATACATGTAGTCTGTCAACATTGTGATGGTGTCTTTGAATCTCAACTATTTCTAACATTTTTTGCGTATAAAGTTCTATTCTTTTTGCTAGAACTTCTGAATTATATGTTGAGGTTACCTTACCAAGCTGCCAGTCAGCAAATACTGCTACTGCAGTTTCAGGGGCTGATCTAGAAACGTTCTTTAAAGACTTTTTATAGTCAATCTTTGGTAGTTCAAAATTCGAGAAGGCTTCGTATGCTGCCTCATACACCGAAGCAAGTGCGTCCTCTTTTACGTTCTTGTGTTTATCTGCGAGTCTTGCTAGTCGCTTATTTTCTGTTCTTAAAAAGTTTACTAAATCCTCATTAACAGAAACAAAAGAAGAAGAATAGTCATTATTATCTGATTGGTATTCTTCTGAATCTTCATTCTCATATTTTGAGAAGACGTATTTATCATCGAATTTTGACACAATTTTTCCAACGTCTAATTCATTCTTTTCTTCAATTTCTATCTTTTGATTTAGAAGATGACCATGATCGTCTGCTCCAGAAGCTATAGCTTTTGCTTTAGCCATATTAGGAGCTTTTACTATGGACGTTGTTTTAACTAAAAAATAATTTTCTGAGGACATTTAAACCCGCTTTGTTAATATGATGTTTGACCTATTATAGTTGGATATATTGATACTAATCCAGCTACCATGTATGACCTTTCATCAGGCAATAAAAAGTTTTCAATAGGTATCTCTACACCGTTGATTGTTATCGAGTTAATTATAACATCTGTAATGAGATCTGACGCTGCAGAAATCTGAGATTTTAGACTATTTATATTCAAAGGGTCTCCAATAGACATGGAGTTTAAATATCTTTTAGCAAAGTACGCAGCTTGGTTTCCTATCGCTTTTGTATTTGCAGCTGTAGAGCCTGTAGGAACCATTATATTTGCTACCACTGAGACAGGAACCATTTGTGCCTGTCTAATATTCATTCTTACGCCAACAGGTTTTGCGTCTTGCAGGGCAAGAAAGACGGATCTAGTTATAGTTTGGCTTGACTGAGTTGAGTCAGGAACTATGATTACGTCAAAAGAACCTAGGCCGAACGATGCATCTCGTATTCTTACATCCCTAACGCCATTAACAGAAAGTGCATTTAATCTAATTGCTTCTGATGTTCCAGAAGAGTTCATCTTAACTGATCTAACTATTCTTCTTCTGTATGATTCGTCGCTTTCGTAATCTATTTGACTATGTATTTCTTTAGTATTATATACTGAAACGACAATTCCTGGAGGAGATATAAAGTTATGTCTTATAAGAGAACCTATTGCTGCTGTATGCGTCTGCCCAGAAAATGCTGGAACTAGTTGTCCATAGGCTCTTGTGGTAGACCCATTGATTACTACGTCCCCTGCTAACTTATACTTAAATTGAAAAGATGCGTTGTTTGACACGTCATTGTATACCACTGTGTCTTTAGGTATTATAATGTCCCTACTGTAAGGCTTGGATATTGAAAATATAACGTTAGCTATTTGTCTGTCCGCCACTATCTCTGGAGAGACTAGTTTTCTTTTAACTGAATACAACTCTCCTATAAGGTCTAGGTTTCTTCCAGAAGCTGTTGCTAGCATGGTCTGATCTATATTATATTTTAGTATGCTGTAAAGGTCGCCCATCTGGTCTGACACCGCCTCAGCAAAAGCTCTAGCTATAGAACCGGGGCTAACAGAGGTGATACCAGCATTTCTCTCTAATGAATTGAGTATCTGAGCCAGAATTTCTGATCTATCTTTTGAGTACACTACGGCCATAATTAAAATATCTCCTTACAGATTTTGGCTAACTGACAAAACTATTGGCTCTCCATATGGTGTTACAATTTGAACGTCAAATCTAATGCAGTCGGGAGCAGTTGGTATTGCATTGATCTGTATATTTTTACCCCTAAAGACACCTTCTCTATCCAGGGCTTCTCTTATTAGTCTTTTGCCGTATTCTCCAGTCTGAGGGTCCTGCGGCATTCCGTACAAACTATTGAGGGAAACTCCTAATCTAGGATAGATCTCAAAATCTCCAGGTTCGGTCATCATTCGTATGTAGACCTGTTGTATATCATTTTGAGCGGTAGACTGAACTAAGGCAATGTCGTTATTGCCATTTAATTTAATGTCTCCATCAAAACCGAAAATAAAACTCTGGCACTACTGTAATTCTCTTTCTGCTTTATTTTTTGCTTGCATGTAGGAATATCCTTGATATATTAATTTTTTAATATATTCAATTTTTTCTGTATTTAAACTGCTAGCATCATTTGCTAAAAGCTTAGCATCTTCTTCTGATAAAAAGGAATCATAGGAAAGATTGGTATTTAAAGTAATTTCTTTAGATATATCAACGCCACCAAAATTTACTCCGTCTGTAATAGTAACGTTTTCGTCTTGATTACCAGATTCTTTTGCTAGTTGTATCTTGTATATTTTATCCCTATATCTATGATACGCAGCGCTTTTGTGAAAATCTTTTAAAGAAACTAAAGCTGGCTCTGTAAAATCCGTTGCTGCATAATTAAAGTAATTTGCATTCCATCTAATGCCATCGTCCTCTGTCGTGTATATCTTTAATGTGTCTGCAAATATGCTGACAGATCTATTCATCCCACTTATTATTATTCCGACTCCTGGAGCTGCCATTATTTCAATGTCCCCATTATCGGCTAGCTTAATAAAGGAATCATTATCTGGATGATTTAACCCAACTTCTCTTCTAGAAAATTCATTTCTTTTTTTAAAAACATAATCAGACTGAATTGAATTAACTGGCAATCCAGCTCTTTGATTAATTGGTTTTTTATATAGATTTTCTTCTAGTGCCATTTAAATTAAATACCTTGGTATATGCGTTGATGCCATATTATTATAGAACAATGGACTGTTGTCGTTTGGCGAAGCGTAGAAATCTATTATATAAGGAAACCTTTCATTAGAATCCCTAAAACCAACCACACACTTTGCGCCCATTTCTGGAGCGACTTGCTGTATGCCGCTGAGCCATTGGACATGGTACATCAGATAAAACATCTGTAATTTGATCTGAATATCTATCCTCTAATAGAACTTTTGCCGTATTATTATCTTTATTATAGGATGCAATAACTCCATACCTATTTTTGGATTTCTGCATTTCTGCAGTTGTGATCATTTCTGAAATTTTTTTATCAAATTTTGGGTAATTTGTAGCCATTTATATAACCTAACTCCTTGGCGCACTAGCTGCAATATAATTTATATATGGTTGACTTATTATATCTTCAACTATTTTTTTGGTAAATACTGTTTTTCTTATTCCTGGTGCAAATACTTTTACACTTGCACCCCACCTGTCATCTGTAAATTGTTTTTTTTCTTCTTCTGTTGTAAAGTAATTTATTGCTTCATCAAAAAGATCGTATACCCATATAAATACATCCCAAAAACTTCTGTAAGGAGGTCCATATATTGTTCTTTGTCCGTCTTTGCTAAGCCTGGATTTTTCTTGTACTTGTTTTACCGTAAAAGCTTCACATAATGCTCCAGGAACGTTTATACTACCGAGAGCCCAGTTAATAAAATTTTGCCACCTTCCACCTAATGCTTCATATACCTTTTTAACTGTATCCCTTTTAACATTAGTCAATGCTCCCCACGATTGAAATGCACTTTGATCTCCCCAAGCGCCATCGCCCCAGTTTGTCCATAAGTTTCTGGCAATTGCAGTTGATCGTAAACCTTCTTCTTTATAAAATTGTGAAGATTTTGAACTAGAAGAACTTAAATTTGGTTTATAAATTCTTGCAACTTGTGCAGCAATTGCTATCTGGTTTAATGGTATCCAAAAAACTGGATCGACCTTTGATATATCCCATCTCATATCTGCTCTTGCTTTTAAGTCGCTTTGTTTGATTGCTGTTTCTTTTTTAAAATATAACTGCCAACCTTTTAATGTTCTTTTTCCATTTTGATCAGCAAACCTAGTAGACGTCCCTTCTGGAATATAAAAATCCCAAAGTGAAAATGAACTTATTTTTCCGTCAATAAAATTATATAATTCATTTTGAAACATTCCTAAAGCAAGTAGTGGGCCAGCCCCATCGCCTCTATAGGGGGAACTGTTTGATTCTCTTTCTGCAAGACCGCAAAAAACTGCTATTTCTTCTATATTAAATACTCCAGTAGTGGCCATTATCTTACCTAAATCAACTGGATCTATTTTTTGTTCTGCGCTTGTAAATACTTCTCGTCCCATATCAAGATATTTTGTCATGTCGGCAGTTGTTTTAAAAACAGAATTAGCCACTGTTCCCATATTTCCTGGAGTTGTTCCACCAGAAGTAGTTGAGCCCAAGAATACGGCAGCGTTTCCTGCCCTAGTCCAGTGAAACCCTAGGTGAATGTGACCATCATGAGTTGTACTATTTGCTCCGTCTTGGTTTACATTAACGTATTTAGATAGACCAGGAAATGCTTGCATAAAAGCCATTTTTTTCTGACTTGAATCAGATACATACTTTGCATACATTGCCTTAGATATAACTATCTCATCTGGCTGAAAGTACTTTGGTAGAAGTGCTATTTTTTGCATTAATAATGTAAAACATTTTTCATAATTTGTAGCATTGACTGTAAGACTTGATCCAGATACATTCTTTTGCCCTACTGCATATATATCAATTGCCCTTCCAAATGCATGGTCTGTTATAGTTTTTTTACCGTCTGTATTTTCTGTCATAACTGCATTGTTGTGAACTAAGTCTTGTCCTCTTGAAAATCCAAATCCAATTGTTAAATCTAAACCATTTGGGTCGCTCATTTCTACTAGCATTTTCAATAGTGTTATTGATGGATAAAACTTTGATGGATCAGTTAACTCTAAAAATTGATCAGGAAGTGTTCTATAGTAACTAGTTCCAGAACCTGCATCTTTGCCTTGATCATTTATATTACCAGCAGCTTCTTGGTAATTACTCCTTAAATTTTGTTTATCTTTTTCAAAAGCGCTTATCGAGAATCCTGTTGTTGATATTTCACCATCTGAACGATTAAATTTAACATTGTTGTTAACAGTTTGAATTGCATTTATATATATTTCTTTTTCTTGATCGGAAAGATCGCTAATCAAAGCTGCTGGATAACCATTTTTTGCTGGACCTATTCCAAGAGCATCTGGATCAATTTGGTAATTTCCACCATCAACTGTAGTTCCATCATCGTTAGTGGTATTTGCGACTAAAGAATTACTGTATCCATAAGCTTTTTGCTGAAAAAAACCTGGAGCATAGCCTGTTCCAAGAACAGATTGAGATATAGCTGCCTTAAAAGCAGCTGGCCCACTTAAGCTTTTATCGTTTAGTTCTTTGTCGCCAGAAAAGTCTGGGTTAGGATATTCAAAAGCTTTTCTTCCATCTTTTTCTTCAGCCAAAGAAAAATCTGCACCAAATGCTAAGTGCGATTCTAGGCTTGATGTTGTAAGCCTATCATAGGCGACTGATGCCATGGCCGGATTTCTAGATAGGGCATTGCCTGCCATGATACTTTCAACATTATGTGAAACCAAAGTTTTCTCTTCAAAACCTCTTTGAGATGCAGTTGTTCCTTTTACTAAAACTTTTCCTTCAGGGTAAACCTGCGAAGCCACTTTATTAATAAAAGAAAATGTAGAATCATTATCTGCTAAGGTCATCGAAAAATTTGGGCCTGATGAATTTGTGCCGGGTTTATTATTTGTCTGTTCCATTTAAGATATATACCTTCCAGTAGTGCTATTCGAAGCAAGTGCTACTGAGGGCTGATTATACAGTAGCCCTTTTGTATAAACTGATGCTAAGTTAGCTACAACCATTTCCCAGTTTAATGTAGCTGGGCTGCCGTCTTCGTAGAATTCATCCCACAGTATCAAAGGCCACTCTGAAGACTTTTGATAAATTAATTCTATTTTTTTAATTTCTACAAGAGTATTGAATAAACTTTGTTTTTCTGGAGTAAGCGCATTCAATCCTTCTGTAGAAGAAATGGATTGATAATAATTATCTTTAACAAATCCATTTAGATATCTTAATAGTAAATCAAAATTATTGTGTATCACGCCAGACCCTGAAGCTGAACTATCCATTGTAACCGGTGCTGAATATACAGAGTTTTTTACAGCTGTTGTTACAAGGGTTGTATCAGATCTTTTTTCTATAAAAACTTGTCTTACATATTGAATAAGACTGTTAATGTCTTTTTGTGTTATATTATAAAATATAGTTCCAAGCGTTCTATCATAACTTCCTATAACATCTGTTCCAAATCCATTTGGATTTTTTGCAGTGTCTTTCAAATAATTTCTTGGTTCATTTCTTTTTGCGCCAGCATCAAAGTCTTCCAACTTAACAACTTCATCAGTAAAGTCTTTTGATGGTGCTACTCTTAGAATAAATAATCTATCCTTAAGAGCGTCTCTTACGTATGCAGCTGCCCTACCGCCTGGAGATGTTTCATCTGTCCAAGAACCTTTATAGTTCTCTTCGTAATTTGGCCCAACATTGTTTATGTATCCAGAAACTTTATTTAATTCTCCAGCGTTAATTCCTTCAAATCTAACTCTAAAAGGCTCTGATCCTGGTCTTAAGATGTCTATAACTTCTATTGTGTCACCATCTATAAATTCGTTTACATAACATATTGCTTTGAAAAATTGATTTAATCCAGCTTTTTCTGGGCCTATACCAGAATATTTTATAACTTGAGCATTAACTAGTGCATTTTCGTAGCTTATATGTCTAACTAAATCTGATATTTCTTTTTCTTTCCAGCCAAGATTTTTCAAAAGATCATCTGTTCTTATATATGAGTAGCCCTCATTCGTTCGTACCATTCTTCGTGAATTTACTCCGTAATATTCCTGGAAGTAGTGCTTTTGAGTGATACTTTCCAACAACCATACCTTGATTATAAGATAACCCTGCATCCATTGGTTGACCATTTTTACTCATATACTGCACATAGCAACCATGTTGATCTAGTACATTGTCTCGTATAAACTTCCAACCACTCCAAGCTAAGTCTCCACCAATTGCTCCACCAGCAACTCCAGCACCAGCAAATGCCAGAAGCGGCGCTGCTGCACCACCAGTCAAAAATGTTGCAGCTATACCACCACCAACACCAACCACTGTTGCTAGACCTGTTGTAATTAATGCTCCTGCAAAACCGGTTGTTCCGTTGCATTCCTGAAGCATTTTTTGCTTGCTTTTGCATTCTTTCTCTTGCTTCTGGCATTGCATTAGCAGTAAAGTTTGCCATTACATCCTTCATTAAAGCAGAATGACCATGAGTATATTGTACGCCACCCATCATTTGGGCAGATAATGCCTCATTTAGTGACTCAACAGAAACTTGTCCTCCTGTTACAATTCCAGTTCTTGAAGAGTTAGCAGCAGATAAAAACATTCTAGTATCATTTCTGATTGTTTGGAGGCTCATCCATGAGTTTAGCCAGGACGTCATAAACCATCTAGCTGGATCATTAACAGTTACAAGTGCGTTTGGAGTTATTGATGTGATGAACCCTAGGTCCGGAGTAAAATGATGAACCACCTGTTCAACTTCAAATATTCCATACATTCTTTCATAAACATCGGCTAGATAAACAAGATCATGAGGCCTTATATCTGGACTTCCTATTACAACTAGCTCTCCCGTATAGATATCTTTGATTGATTCTTTCAAGTGCGCTAACGCAACTCTTCTTGCAGTCAATTCATCTGGAGCACCTTGTGCCATCTTTGAAACACCACGCACTGTTTCAAAAGGATGAAATATAGGATGAAGAACCCCAAAGAATCCAGATCCTCTTATGTTATCAAAGTATAATCCTGTTTCGACTGTTTTTTCTGTCTGCCTTTCTGGTGGTGCTGACTTATCTAATGCAACTGTTACTGGATATTTACCATCGGATACTGCAGTAACCACTGTTGCGACGTCATTAATATTTTCTTGAATATTATTAGACATAATATGACTAAATGAGCTTAAGTAATGTATTCTCTGGAAAGGTTCCCTAATCTCAACAACTGGCTCTCCATATTCTCTTGTAAATGGATTGTCAACAGCTCTTAATAAACTTCCTTGATCTCCAAGAGAATAATATATAGAGTCGTTTAAGAACTTATTTAAAACATTTGCTTGTTTGTTAAGACTGTCTACTTCTGCTAAACCATATCCCATTTGTGCCATTGATGTTTTAAACATATTAAGAAGACCAGACAGACCATCTGCTATAGCAGTAAAGTAAACTCCAACGCTTTTATCCCAAAAATCTTTTGTGTCCTCCATAGCGGCGCTGAACCAACTCGTTGCACTGTCTCCCTCTGAAGCATTCGCTGCAAGGAAGCCTTTAAATTTATCTATCTTCTTTGCGTAGTCTGTATTGGGGTCGATAAAAGCTTGCCATGCTTTGATTACTGGAGAAAAATCCCATTTTCCATCTGATTTCTTTAGATCTCCATCGCCAATGCCAAGAGTTAATGGATTACTTGAATAATGTTTCAATCTTCTGTTTGGCTTTAGAACAATCCATGCTCTCATGTATGGATCAGACCACAGTGTTTGTCTAAACCATCCTAGTAGCATCAGATACAATTTTTTGGGAGAGTCTATTTTCTTCAATAACTGTTTTGCGTCATAGTTATCGCCAAATTCTTGTTTTAATTGACCTCTAAAACCTGCGATACTTCTAGATACAGGATCTAGATCATCATCTGCAGATGAAATGTTTTTAGTTGCGCCTTCGGCAATAATTAAAAAGTTTAACAAACCAGTTATATGAGAATATTTTTTTAAAAGAAGGTAATCTAAATCTTCAAATAAAGGCTTTCTACTAGTTCCATTATAATTTTTTCCTGTGTCTAAAAATATTTCAGAACTGTAATTGACAGCTTCTTTTATTTTATTTACATCCAATGGTTGCACTGATCCACTTGGACTGTCTTGCGTTTCGGTCAATCCATTTTGAACAAATTTTTCACCAAGAAGAGACTCAAATTCTTCTGATGCATCTCCTTGAAAAACAATGTCAAAAGTTTTTCCAGTTCCATCGTATCCTTTACTAATATCTTTGCTATATCTTCTAAAGATTGTCTGATCGTCGTTTTGGTTTATTATTAAACTTAATATAGCTTCTGGTAGTTTTTCAGTATCATCTGCATCAATTCCAAATGTTTCAAAAAAAATATCTTTTACTTTTTTCTCTTCATGAAAATTAACTCTAAAGAAATCCCATATTTCCCTTGCTTGAGATAGAGTTCTTCCATTGCCTGCTATTACAGATGTCGTTGGATCATAATCTTCATCGTAATTTCTTCTAGCAGCTGTTGAAACTATGTAGTCTGCTTCTGGATCGTATATATCAACAAATACATTTCTTCCTTCATCATCGTCGTCACCACCATCTTTAAAAGTATTTATCTCTTTAGCTAATCTGGTGTATAAGTTGTCTTTACTTATTTTTTCAAAATCTCCATTTATAACACTAGAAAAATATCCATAGTCACCTTTAAATGGAATCGGGTTTCCACCTATAGAAGCTCTTAACATAGCTTCTTCTTTTGTCTCAAAAACAATTTCTGCGTCGCCAGCTGGACTAAACATCGCCTCTTTTATTGCGTCGTTGTCTTTTACTAAATCTGTATTTTTTAGAATCTCTGCTAAATAACCGTACTCCCTATACGAATTATCACCATATGTCTTAAAAAGGTCTTCTCCTTGAAATCCCATATCTTTGTCTGCGTCATTGTATTCTTCAAAAATAGCTTTTGCGCCATCTGCACCAGATGCAGGTGTTCCAAAACCAATAATAAAAGATTTGTCTGATATCCATTTTCCTTTTTTATCTAAATCAGGAGCATAATCGTACATTGTTGGATTTATAATTGTAGAAGGTATAATTCCTAATGGAAAATCGTCTTCTACAAAAGTAAATAAACATCTTCTTGATATTGGAACTATGACTGATCCATAATATTTTGAAACTAAATCTTTTTGATATAAAGACTCTTGAATGCCAGCACTGTTTCCAAGAACTCCTACAGCTTTTTGATAGTCTTCAAAATGATTTTTAGGAAGTTCATTATCTCTTCCGGTTCTATCTACTCCAGCTGAGTTTTTAGAAACGTTTAGAGAACTATTGGCTATAAAATCTAGACCATATAACGGGAGTTGCAGACTTCTTTCTACCGCATGAGTAGCGTATGATTCACTTGTTAATATACCAAGATAGTATGCAGCATCGGGTGAGACTACGGCATCTATGAATGGGTTCTCGGCGTCTGTTGCATAGCTGCTGTATTCTATCTTGTTTTCTATAAAAGCAGCGTCTTTTTGATTTCCCCAAAGGAAATATGCCGGATAGCATACAACTGCTGTATTAGTTAATGGACTATAAACCATAACTTTTCTTTTTTTGTAATCAGAAGCTTTTCCAAATAAATAATTTGAAATATCAGAATTATTACCATTGAGCCCCATTGATTCAGATGCATATGCTGTTTTAAACTTATCACGTAAACTTGTATCTTCTTCAAAAAACTCTGGATTATATGGCCATCGCATAGCTATATAAAACTGCTCTTGCTCAGCTGTTTTTGGAGTTCCCCATTCTTTGTATATTTTTAATTTTTTTATTTTATCATAAGTATCTTTATTCTCGAATTCAAAAGGAGCATAAGTTTGATTTTCGCTATCATCATTTAAAAATTTGTACTTACCTATTAAAATATTATCTGACCCTTTTTTAAACAAGGTAGCTTGATCCTCTAGCGACTTATCACTTAAGTCGTCTGCATTAACGGTAAATCTAATGTTTTCACTATAAGGTAGCGGCATTGTGATTTTGTCAAATGCCGCGCTAATTGTTGGACTCATAGAATAGTCTGTTGGAGATCTATCCATAAAAGCTGATCCGGCGTATGAATTTGCAAAGTCTGCATTCATTCCTTCGATTAAACCCCTTGTAAACTGAAAGGAATCAAGCTTATAATATCCTTCAATTTTTGATATATTATCACCTAAATTAAAAATTCCAGAAGCAGAGGTGCTTAATGCTGATAGCTCAGCAAAAAATAAATTTCTAAAATCTACTGAACCAGTATACCTTGCTGAAGAAGGTCCATTAAAATCACCCTCATCTTCTCTATAATCAAATAAATCTCTCGCAGTGTAGTTGAACACATATCCACTATGTCTACCATCAAATGCTTTTGTTGCTCTACTTGTAAAATATGGAAACTGATATCTATAAGGAAGTTGTGGTATTTGTTTGTGCTTTTCTGCTATTTCAGATACTGGCATTTCTTGTTCCTCTTGATCTCCAAATGGAAGGTGAAAGCCAACATTAACAAGGCCTGAGCTTACAGGAAGACGAGAAGCTATTTTCTTTTCTTCGCTATCATAAAAAAACATTCTTCTTGGATCATAAAAATTTATTAACTTCTTTGTATAGTTTTTCTTAATATATTCAACTGGGGCAAATTCTTCTGTGCCAGTATATATTTTATTAGCTTGCTGTTTTGCTGCCTCATATGGTTCAAAAGTTTTTAGGAAAGCAGTTGCATCCTGCATAGGACTAGCTTCTTTATTTATCTTGTTTAAGATATCAAGAAGCTCTTGGTCTGGAGATTCCATCTTCGGACCAGTGTCAATCAGACCCTTTTTCATTGCTGCATCTGGATGCAAGAATCCAGTAGAAACGGGTACAACACCGGAAGTGTAAAGCCAGTGTGGTTTTCCATAGAAAACTGTAGACCTATCTTCGAATGGTCTTACTGCAACTATATAATTTGGAAGAAGCCTTGCACACAATTGAAACATATCCCACACGGATCTCATATATGTTTGGGCTCTAAATGAAACCTCATCAAATCCTGGCATGTCGTCATCCAATGAGGACAAAAGACCAAGCGTTTCAAATATGCTTCCTGCTGTTCTTCCGTTTGTAACACCTAGTAATCCTGCGCCCAACATAGCAGATCCTACAACTGGCATTCCTACAGCAAGTAGGCCAGCACCAGCTACGCCAATAAGACCGCTTAAAAACTGTGCTGAACCTTCTATGTTAGAAGAGTCGTTTAAAGCACCGCCGTTAACTGTTCTAGCCTGACTCTCTGCTAGTGCGCTATTTCTTTCTATTGCCTTACTCCATTGTGCGTCGCCTAACCTGCGGACATAGGCCATTCTATCTTCTGATAAATTTTCATTATTATCTATTGTTGCTGCGGTTGACCACCCAGAATCAAGGTCTCCACCTAAGAATTGAGCTACCCCTAAACCGTTTCCTGGATATATATTTCTTTTAAAAATTTCATAGTCTCTTTGAGTATTAAGGTTAGCCATTAGAGTTCTCATGTGGCCAACTATTGGGGACCTCATTGCAAAACCTGCAGTTCCTGCTGCTATAGCTCCTACTGGGCCTCCAGTAAATCCGCCAAGAATTGCTGAACCTAAACCAATTCCAGTGTCAACGCCATTGTAAGATCCTCCAGTTTGACTCCATGCTGCCTTAAGTAGGCTTGATGCATTTAGTTTGTCTGTAGATGCAGCTTCGATAGCATTCTTAAAGCCTTCTTTAATCTTTGCATTTCTATCTGCTTCAAGATCGTTTAGTGGTTCATATAATATGTGTCCAAAATGTCTAATTCCAAATTTGTTTTCAGAAAAAACAGTTCCTCTTGTTGCGTGCTTCATGGCCTCTCTGAACCTAGAGGTACCCATAGATAGAAGCTTAACCATTAAGTCTCTTGGTTCAGACAAGAACATTCCGGTATTTAAACCTCCATCAATTTTTCCGCTATCACCTTTTTTGTTTGCAGAGTTTATGATTGGACTTAGTTCTATAGCGTCGGACTGACAAGTAACTGTAACAATTTCTCCTTGTTCAACATTGGTAACCATGCCATTGAAAAGGGTTTGCAAAGAGTTTGGATTAGAACCATATCCACCCCTTAGGTGAACTCTTACTCCTGGCTTTAGTCTAATGTTTTCAATGTCTACAACATACTTATTTTCATAATGCCTTCTAAAGTTATCTTGTCTTCTCAATAAGACGTCAACAATTCTTTCCAATCCTTGAGTCATATTTTCTGGTTGAGATTGGTCGTTTGAATTATTTACATCATCGTAGGCGCTGCTGCCTTCTCTGTATATTTCGGAAGCTTCTGGTCTTGTTAGCTTTGAATACATATTTGATACTCTGAATATCAAAGTGTCTCCTAATATATCTTCTGACTGAACTATTGAAAAATCTATTATTGATTGTAGTCCATAAAAATTGTCAAAGATTTTAACTCCGGCCATTCCAAGACCGCCCTCATCAATGAGCCATAACATATATGTAGGGAATGCTCTAATCATTCTTCCTGAAATATCTCTATAAGAAGTATCTACCAGCATTTTTTCCCAGTGCTTTGTTACTGAGTACTGGTCGCCATTTGGTCCTATTGATTCTGGATCAGATCCAGAGTTAGAGTAGGCGTATTGATACTCTGACAAAGCCTTTGTTCCAATTTCACTCATATGAGCTTTTGTTACTGCTTTATCTGGAGTCTGACTATCTGCTACTTTAGAAAAAGATACTACATCTATCTTTTCATTTTCTTGTGTTTTTAAATCGTCAAGAACTTGCTGTGCTTCTTTTTTTTGCTTTTCTGTTTTAGTTGGATCTAACAAAGTATTTCTAGCATTTTGTGCAGCTGTCTTATTAATTTTTTTAACTGTAAAATCACTATTCTTTAAATAGAATCTACCATCTGTTCTAGCAAGATACCCAAAGTTATATCCATGAGCAGTTTGAATCATAGCTGGAACATGATTTGCAGTTCCATCTTCTGAAGCTGGTATTGCATACACTAAACCGTGAACGTATGGAGATCCCTCAATTCCAGAAGTTAAATTATCTGGATCTATGGATACAAACTCAGACTCTGATGAGGCTGTTTGTGAGAAAACTGCATCCAACGTTTCCTTAAGACCTTCTTCTGAGTTTGTAATTTGACCAACACTATATTCTCCCATAGGAACAGAAAATTTAGTATCAGAGAATATATATACTTTGTCTTCTTCTTCTAGCTCATCAATATAGTCTAATAATAAAGATCTTTTAATTTGACCAGCGTACTTTGTTATTGTTGCTTCAACTATTTTATATGATTTGGTTGGACTAAGGTTATTTAACTTAAGATAGGCAACGAGTCCCTCTAAGTCGCTCTTCTTAAGGTAGTCAGCAACAATATCAGCATATCTATTGATTTCTTTTTGTTCTTCAGATCTAGAGCTTTCCCCTTGCTGTTCTGCGTCTTCATAAACTGCAACTTGCGTTGCTTCCTGCAAGCTTTGGTTAACAATTACATCCCTATCGAACATTTCAAAGCTTCTGAAATAATAATCAGGATCCATACATCCTACGACATTTTTATTCTTATCGTATATTTCTAATGGCAAATCTGGGTATGCGTTGAATGCTCCCCAAAGTTGTTTAATTCTTAGGAAAGGATTTCTTTTTGTTCCAAACTCATCAACAAATTTTTGCTGTTGCTCAGAAGAGAGTTTTTCTCTTTTTTGTTGAAATATGTCAAAATCCACTAACGTTAATTGAACCTTGTATACATGTGGGTATCCAGGAATTGTATCAACATTATATCTAAGGGGAAGAACATATTTAACGCCACAAAGAGATGTAATTATATTCTTGATTCCCAAGAAACCTATGACACCTGCTGCATGTTCTAGCCTGGCTAAACCGTTAATATGTTCAAATATATTTCTTATTTTTATTAACTCTGCTTCTCCAAAAACAGTCATAGATATACTGACATAACTATCTTTACCACCTACGTGTTGATAGGTTGGCTCTTCTTGTAGCTGAAGTTGAAGTTTTACCAAACTATTACCTAGGCTTACATTAACTCCATCGACAATAACTTTTTCTGGATCTAGGTCGACTTGAACCATTGGAACTTCCCACTCTCTAAATGAGTAGGCGTTCTGCTTTGCTTGTTGTGCGTCTATGTAATCTTTAATTGGTCCAGAAGAAAAGAATCTATCATAGAGCGTATTATTAAATGCTTTAGATAATTCATCTTTTATTTTTGCCCTAACTTCTGCTACGGCTGCTGGGTTTTTAGCTACATTATCAGCTTGGACTTTTTCAAATGTTAAATCTTCTACAAGCTTTGTTAATAGACCTGCTGATCCATATGACTGTTGTCTTAGATAGTTTTTAATATATTTTAAACTATATTTTGATTGATCTACATCAGTTGACCCACCAAGAGGAAATAATTTAATTTCATCAGATGGTGCTATGTCAGTTTCCCCTAAAAGATACTCTGCTCCAGAATAATTTTTACTAGTATCAGATGGAACGGTATAAACTATTGGATTATTTAATATATATGCAGTAGCTAAATACTTATAAATTTTATCATTTATTCCGTCTTCATTTCTACCAGCTAATATTAAGTCAATAGCTGTTGTAACTTTTCTTTTAACACTCATTGAATAGTTTCTATCCATTGATGTTGTTACTACGCTGTCTAACGTTCTGCCATATCCAGCTGATTCATTTATATCAATTCCAAACTTGTATAATGTAGCGTTCCAAAAATTTCTTCCTGTATCATTTAATATTTTTTCTTGTTGTGATCTAAAAGTTGATGTATCAGGAGTAAATATTCTTGACTGGACTCTTTCTGGCATAAACACACTTATGTTATTTCCATTTCTCCAGTCTCTTATAATATTAGTTTTTAAAACTGTACTTGTTTCATCATTTATGGATTGATTTACTGAACCAGTAAAAGTTACATTGGAAGTTCCTGGATCAACATCTGCTGTTTGGTTTTGAGTTGACGATGTTAGGTTTGGCATGTTGGGGTCTTGAATCTGAGTATCAATAATGTCTTGACTCAATAAGAACTCTTTATTGATATAAGCATCTAGGCTTTGTGCAGCCCTGCCCATATAGTGTCTATACTTACCCCAATGAACAGCTTGGTTAAAGTCCTTAATCATTGGCAAGAATGGTTTATGATTGAATGAATTAAGCTCAAGGTCTACAACTAAACAAAAAGGGAAACCAGGAATTGTTGATATGTTCATTCCAGCTAGAGCAACACCAGTGATTCCATGAACTGCATTTAAATATTGATTTTTAATCGGAAGAATTGGAGAATACTTAAATGCTGCTACTAAACCTCTTAATGAAGAAAGAAATTTATCTATCTTATCTTCGCTATCTGTAGCAAAATCAATGGCAAAATCATCTTTTGAAAGATCTATATTTGCTGCGTCTTTGATTGATATTCCCCAAATTTCTTCATAGTTAGGAAAGAATAACCTCATTGAAACTGAGGTTTCTTTGTATCCAGCGTTAAACTTCGGAGTATTTTTTTGTCTGATTGCTCCGTCCAGTTAAACTTCCTGTCTTAAACATGGAGTTAACGTTAATTGTTACTGGTGGCACATAGAAATTAGCTGCGCCTAATCTTAGGTGAAATATATCTGGTGGTCTTGGTGGAATATTGTTTCTAAATGGAAATTCAGCTAATGCAGCTTCTATTCTCATAGCTGTATTGATTAATGTCCAAGCTGGTTTGAATATTGCATCACCGTTTACGTCTGTACCAAAAGCTTTAAACATTCTTTTGGCCATTTCAATTGGATCATTTAACGGATCTTTTGTTGAGCCACCAAATCCATTATTTGAATAATCTGCTGTTGCAGCCAAAGCGGTAAAAATATATTCTGCTAAATTAGGAAAATACCTAGACATCAACCATGCAGATATCGGATCTTTTATTATTATGTTATAAGTTCTAGTTAGTGCCGCTAACCAATCTAGATCTTCACCGTATTCGTCAACATACTCAAGTGCACTTTTTTGTAGTGCGTCTTTGCTAACATATCTTTTTCTAGCAAAGTCTTGAACCTTAGGTTTATAAAACAGTAGATCTAATAAACCAGACTCAGAAAGTCTATAAAGAACTTTTCTAGCTTCTTCGCCTTTTATATCTTTTGGAGAAATATGATAAAAAAAGTCTTTAAAATTTACAGTAAAATCAGAACTAATTCCCCTATATGTGCCAGTTCCTACTCCATCTCCACCTATGGAAAAATCTTTATCGTTACCGTAACCATATAGAATTGAACCGGCACCACCAACAGAAAGTCTCTTTAAATTACTTACCGCTTCTGCTGTTTGTGGTATTTCTGTTATTTTATAAAACTCACTGTAAGAACCAGATATTGAAAAAGATGCTTGTTTTGAAGTCCAAAGTGGTCCTGCATAAGTTTTTAGCATAAACTGTATAAGATCAGGAGATGACATTTTGTCGCTATCAGTTACAAACAATTCCCAGGCATCACCGAAGTAATCACTTATAAAGTCTTTTTCTGCTTCTAAGAGATTATCATAATTTTCAATGATTCCATCAAAAAGAAGAATCACGTAACTATCTAGGTCACTTTTTGTAACTGTATCTGGTACTGACATCTTTAATTCCTATATCATATTGTTATTTCTAATTATAGCAGACATCCTTGAACTGGAAGAATTACTTTCTGTAAATTTGCTATAATTTGTTACCGACATTCCCTTTGGCATACCTTGTGATGAGGCTAAGTAGGGCTGATTTCTTGACAATATTTGGTCTTTATTTCCAAGAAATTGATTTAATTTATTCTGAGAATTTCTTGAAGTTTGAAAATCTTTATTTAAATATCCTGTATTATTTACCGATATAGAAGCAGATGGTGAATGCATATAACCTTCATAAGAAGGTTTACCGCCAATCTTTCTGTCTTTTGATTGAGATATTTTTCTTTTGCCGGTGTCAACAGATCTACTGGATTCTTCTTTGCCAGTTGTTACTTTTTTAGACTCTCCCATTGCTTCTTTAACTCTGGGAGATGTATCTATGTTTTTCTGTCCTGCATCTTTGAGGTTTTTATTTTGATTTTCTGCGTCAAATATCATACATTTCTCCTAGAAGGAACTTCCCATTTCTTTGTACGGATCCACATTTAAATCTTTAATATTATTATAATATGTTGCAGAAGAAGCTCCGGGCATAAGTGCTCCGATAGAATCGCCAAATCTTCTTGCATTTTCGTTTGATCCAGAGACGTTTACTCTATATGTAACGCCATTTTCTCCAGAAATCATTGGATAATTTTTTGGCTGAAGATTTAAAGTATTTCCTGGATAACCAGACTCGTATGCACTGCCTCCTGGCAAAAGCGGTGGGCCAGTCATGTCTTCTGGTGAGTGGTCTTTTCTTGCAGAATGTATAAATCCAAAAGCTCCAAGAGCAACAATTCCTGCAAGTGTGCCTTTAACATATGGTTTATCTATGAGTCTTTTTAAGTCTCCATCGGCGATGGCTTTGGATATTCTTTTATATTTTTGACCAGCTATTGGTCTTGTGGTAGCTCCAGATGGACTACCTGCTGCATCAGCTATGGCCGGTATTGAAACTCTGCCAGTTGCAGGGTCCATATACATATCTTCAAAACCTGCAGCTCTTGCTTGATAAAGAGTGCTTACTTCTCCTGCTGCTTTTTGTACTCCAGATATATTTCTTATAGTATCTTCATCGCCAATTTCTCTTACGGCAGCCATTGCCTCGTCGCTTCTAGATGTTTCTATTAGTTGTCCTATTTGCCTAAAATCATCTTCTGTCATTATTCCTGATGTTAATTCACTCAAAGTTGGAGGAGCTATGACTCCTGCACGACCACGTGGAGCATAACCTCTTAATCTTCTGGCGCTTCCAGGAGAATCGATGTTCATTATTCTTGTAATCATTTTTTGAGTTTCGTCTGCTTGTGTTAAGGATTCTTCTGCTCTTGCTCTTGCTTCTGGGGTAAGGTAACTCAAATATCTATCTACTACTTGGTGCATTTTTTGAGCGTCTGAACCTTCGAATCTTCTATCTGTAACAATTCCAAAGTAATTTCTTCTTAACTCGGACAGTCTTTTTAGTTCAGACAATCTATTTGGAACTGCTGGATCAATTTCGCCTAAAGTAGCTAATTCTCTATGTGATACTTTTTGCATTCTTTCCTGTAATTGAATTGCATCGTAAAAATCAAGCTCAGTTAAATTATCCATTCCGCCAGCTCTTAATCTTTCAACGCTTGCAACTATGTCTTGCCTTATTTCTTCTCCTAGATTAGCTCTTGCTCTTTCTAGTTGCGATTTTTCAAATCCTTCAGCGGACTCTGCCCTTGTTATGGATCTTTGGAACTCGTCAAAAGCCTTCATCTGATCTTGGGCTTGTGCAACAATTCTTGCAGCTTCAGATTCAACTTCGCTTGCTATTGGTGCACCTTGTCTATTCATATAAAATATGTCTATTTCTGCTGCGCTTCTTGACATAAATGCTTTACGGTTTGCGTTTTGCAATCTTACGTTAAAATTATCTGCAGCATCTAAATGCATTGAAGCAGCTGCATATTTACTGTTAGAACTAATACTAATTAACTCTCCAAGTGTTTTCATATCAGCTCCAACTGCTGACTCTAAGCGAACCCTTGCTTCAGCAAATCTTGCCTGAGCATCTGGATCTAGGTTTGCATCAACGAAATCGGAAAGTTTCTGTAATCCTTGCTGAATTCCTATTCCTAGATTCTCTGCATTTTTTGTTCCTTGAATTTTAAGATTATATAATCTTGGATCTACTCCAAATCTTTCTAAATCCTCTGGACTTATGCCAAGGGCTTCTGCTCCAGCTTGCATTATTGCAATTCTCATACCTAGATGTTGCATGAGTGTTTCTCCTGCTTCATCTAGATTTTTAATTCCAAGTTCCTCTAGAGCTTTGCCAACTTGACGAGGGTCCATGTTGGTCATCGCTGCATCTGCTGTTAGTGCAAAAGCTTTTAAAATTGCATTTCTATTAGAAGCTTCTGCAGCTGCAGTTGTTGCACCCAAGACCCTCATTCCACCCGTTGTCTTGGTAAAGTCAACAGCTTCTTCTGGAATGAAGAATGGTGTTATTACTTCTTTTCTAACAAAATCGAGGAACGCATCCGTGCTTGCGTCACCCCTTGAAGCAAGATCGGACATAATATCTTCCATTTGGTCCACTGTTGAACCAACGGCCATAAGTTTGTTGACATAACTACCAAGTATGGCTGTCTCAGCGTCTCCAAAATTAAGCCTTGATCTATAAAGCTCCATTCCCTTTTCGATTTCTGCCAAAGCAACTCTTTTTTTCATTGCTCTAGAAGCTGTATCTGCCGAATCTGGTAATTGATTTTCTACTATTCCTGCAAGAGCTTTTCTAAAGTCTAAATCTACCATATCAAATGTATCGCCAGATTTGGAAATCATTCTGTCAAGCAAAGCTGTATCTGCTGCCCTTTGTTTCCTTAACCCTTCAACTATTGCAGTTCTTTCAGATTCCTCAAAAGCTGCTGGAGCAGTTTCGCCAAACAATCTAAAGAATTGACCTCTAGCATAATAAGGTGCTAAAAACTTCATTTCTTTTTCATCCAGTGTAGCTGCTGCTTCTCTCATGACTTCAGGGGTAAGAGTTAACGCACCACCAGCTCCAACCTTTGCCATAAGATTCATTAATCTTTCTGGTATTTCTTGTACGCCTCTTCCGTGAATTCTGTTATAGGCAGCATCTATTACGTTGTCTGCATTAATTTGTGTATCTCTGAAAAAACCAAAGGACTCATCAAAAAGTCTAGAGCTCTTGGTTCCAAGAAGTTCTCTATTTGCAATGTTTTCTTTTGTTACTCCTATGCCTGCAAATTTTCTATGGAGATACGCAAACCTCTTTGCTTCTTCATCTGTATAATCTTTAAATTTTCCTACATTAAAATTCATGTACTCATGCATTTCTCCAGCCGCTGTCCTCAATGTTGCATCGGCGGTGTCATCATCAGCTATTTGTAAAAGTGTTTTTTTAAATTGATCATTTTTTCCAAACAATTCATTTAAAGTATGATGGTCTTTTGATATTGTTTGAACTACAAATTCAGAAGGACCAGTTGGCTGTCTAAATGTCATAAATGCGGTTCTCTTTCTGCCCGCATTATCAACAAAGCTTCTTATTGTTGGAAGACCTTTGTCGTCAAAGTCGAATCCACCCAAAGAAGCCTGATGTGTAACAGATGATAGTCCACTAAATAAAAGTCTATGATTATAAATTCTAGCTCTAGAGAAATCGACATTTCTTACAACACTAGCCCCAGTTGTATCGGTTGCCATCATTTCTACTTTATCTATACCCTTATTTACGGATCCTCTAGTGGCTAATAGGAATGGAGTATCTTGACCTTGTAATGATGGTATTTCAGCTTCAATATCAAATCTAAATAAATCAGGAGTTTTTAATATTCTTACTCTTTTATTATTTGTACGAGTTTCATCAAAAATTTGCCTTCTATAATAATTAGTTAAAGCGTTGACCACTTCTGGATCTGTAACGTTACCGCTAATAAGGGCGTTATTTAATCTTTTTGCTAGCTCTTTGTTTTGATATTTTGATCCAGCTTTGTGCTTACCAAAAGTTAAGTTGAATGCATCTCTAGTAGTCTCGTCAAGATTTTGCATTACTCTTTCTCTAACCTTTTCTGGAACTATTCCAGTTCTAAGGATTTCATCCAACTCATCCATTTGACTTTTTGCATAATCCGTTGTTACCTTCGGTACCATTGCATTTCCTGCTGCATCAAATTCAGTAAATGCTTCTCTATGAAATAATATCATCTGAAGGTCAGGGTTAACAGCTTCGGTGCTTCGTGCGTCTAGAACATCAAAATTTAAGAATTCTTGAAATCCAGTTTCTTTTTTAACCATAACATCTGGAATAACGATTGATACATCGTCCGGTAAATCTTCTACTATTCTACCTCTACCTTTTAAGAACGCGAAAGGCCCTTCTCCTACACCTATTCTTGCGTTTAGGGATTCTATATCCCTCATTCTTGCGTCTAGCCTAACGCCTCTGGTCCCATCTGCTCTTGTAAATTCTCTTTCATCAAGAGTTGCAAAAGCTTCAATTTGCGCTCTTAAATCTCGCATTTGTTGTTGAGCTGCAGTATCCATAGACTCACCTTCTTCAAGGTATCTCATATAAAAACCCTCATAGGTTTGCAGTAGTGAATCGCTTGACATTCTTCCTCTTCTTGGGCCAGATTTATATCGAGCTATATTTCCTCTTGCGTCTCTATCTCCTATAATATATTTTTCTAAATGATTTTTATTTACAACAAATACACCGTCAACTGATACTTCCATTTTATCTAGTGTTAGTTTTAGTGCATTTTTTGTAGCACTATCTATTGTTCTAGAGCTTTCTACTAAACTTTCAAATTCTTTTGTAACAGATTTACCGAGAGCTAGATGCCCTAGTATGCGCTGTTCTCATTAATTTTGCTATGTCTGTGTACGTTTTTTGGTTTGTTTTGCTAGGATCTAAAATTGCATCTAATATATTTGAACCTTCTGCTGCAGCGAGATCTGCATCATGGTAGAACTTATAGGAAAAAGCGTTGTACCTCGTTGTTAAATTATTTGCTATTGATTTTTGTTCTTTAGTAGCAGTCGAAGAAGTGTTTAATTTTGATGCTAATGCTGCTGTTAGCATTTCTGCTCTAGCATCGACCATAACCGTTGCGTCAGCTAATGTAGCTTTTCCTGAACCTCTTAAAAATTTTTGTACACCAGTTCCAGACATAGAGAATTGTCTAGGGGATTCATATCCTCTGTTTCTTTTTGTTAGTTTTTGAACCAGACTTTCTATTCCACCTTCTTTTCCTCCTTTAGCAGCAAGTTCGTAAGGAGACATTCTTGGTGATCCAACAAATGATTTAATTGCGGCAATTTGTGTTTGAGTCATCTTTTGGCCAGGTAGTCCATATTCTAAAAAGTTAAATCCATCATCTGTAGTAGAAGCTATGCCTAGCATTTCTCCAGCAGAATCTCCACCAACCCTAAAGGCATCCATGCCTACACCTTTTGTAGCGTCAATTGACATAGCCCTTATTTCAAAATCAACCGTTTCAAAAGATCTTCCACCAGGTCTTGTGTAGGTTTTTAGTTGCGCTCCATCCAAGACCTCTCCAAGACCAAGGTCTCTTAAAGCTTTTGCTGTTGCTCCTCTTGGATTCTTTTTTGCTTCAGTTAAAACTTCTGAAATCTTTTTTCTTTCTTCAAGCAGTTCTCCATAAGGAAGCTGTCTATTTATTCTTGCATCTGGATCTGCAGATAACCTTGCGTAAGAAACCATTCCAAAATCGTTTGATCTTCTTACTGCTTCTGCTAGATCTGTAAATTCTTCACCTGTGTGAGATAAAACAAATAATGGAGACTGAATAGTGGAACCATCTGGAAGTGTTCTTGGTCTCATTTCTACTCTAATTACCTGAGAATATCCAAGAGGAGTTAGCTCCAGCATTCTCCTGGCAATTCTTTCAGAAGTTTCTGGACTTGTCCCTTCTGGTATTACGCTCTTGCTGAGTAGATCTAAGCTCTGTGTTCCTACGTCCCTAAGCCTTGGCATTATCTAACACCTGCCGAAAGTTCCACTGAACTACTACCAAATGGATTAATTACAGGAGTTATTGAACCATCAAGACCGGAGCTTAGCATCATTCTTCTTAGATTCTCTAGAACTGATGATCTATCTGCTTGAGCAGCAAAAGTTGGATAACTTGGATTTGTTAAACCAGCTTCTTTTACTTGTTGTGGATAATATCCCATTTGAGACATTTCGACACCCATTGATTGTCCTATTTTTATTTTTACATGCTCCATGTTTGTGTTAGGATGCCAGCCTTCCCAGGAAGCATCTGGTAATTCATGGCTAGTAAAATAGTCAACAAGATCCGGCCTTTTTTCAACTTCCATTCCCCAGGCAGCTTGGTAAATTCTTCTTTCAAGTCTAGGAGCAGTTGATAGTATTCTTTCTCTTTCTCCAGAATCTGTTTCCTGAATCATCTCCTTAAAGTGTTCTCTTTTTCTTTTTGGCACTGACAAAGAAAGAGTCTCAACAGATGCTCCATAAATATCTGCTCCATACATTGTTCTATTAGCTGCTTGCCTAAATTGCCTTGCAGACTGAACATCTCCAGCTTCTTGAGCCTGAGAAGCTAATGAAGTATTTTTAACATAAGTTAATACATCTGAATACTCTTCTAACGCCATTTGTTGTTTTCTTTTTTTGGGAATAAATCTTTCTCCAGTAATTGCTTCTGAAATATTTCCATATGTCCCAGCTGCTGCACCAGTAAATGCGCCAACTGCTGAACCAAAAACCTTTGCTCTAGGAGTTGTACCAAAAGCAGCGCCCACTAATCCCATAACACCAGCAGCTGCGATAGGATTTCTTTGCGTTGCTTTGTAAACCATAGGCTCTATAAAGCTTTCAAACGGTCTTTGCCATTCTGGGAAGGTTGAGCCATAAACGTTTTGTCTTTCCCAGTCTTCTACGGCAGTTTTTCTGGGAAGAAACTTTGTATTAAAAATAGTATCTCTGTGAGCAATTGCTTCTCCAGCTCTTCCCAGCATATACCTGCCCAATCCCATATCAAGATCTTCTGGGGAAGCGTTTCTATATTTATATCTTTCAAATTCTTCTTTTTGAGTAACACCCTGTACTTGTTCTCTAATATTTTGAAGTTGAGCTCTTTCAGCTGGATCTTCAATCATAGAACCTATTGATCTATTTAATGCTCTAAACTCTGAAGAGTACGGAGCAACGTCTCCTAATATATCTAATTGAGTAATTGGACTATACTGACCTGAGGGATCTTTAAATGCAGTATGAAGTCTTTCGTACCCTTTTCCAGGCAGTCTTAATTCACCTTCTTGAACTTTGGTAAATGGATCTCCAGTTTTAAAGTTTATAAAATAATCTGCTCCTGGCAAAAACGGATTTGTATCTGCCATTCTGTTTCTAATTGGGTTTATATAATCTACATTTGTTCTTTCTTTTGGAATAAATCTTCTAACAACTTCAGATATTTCTATATTTCCAAGAGCTCCTTCTGCAGCGAGTGGTACGTCTCCAAGACCTCCAAGATTCAGATCCCAAAAAGCTCTTGATGTCCCATATGCTTTTGATGCCGATTGCAAAACCGCTCTTTGTGGCTCAAGGTCTGATTGTCCAAATCCAAATTTTTCTCTTATAGAGCTACTCATGAAACCATATATACCGGCCATTTCTTGAGCTCTATAACCCAATTCTGATGATTGGAATTCTAATGAACCTTGACTTATCGGCGCTCCTGTTGCAACAATTCTTGGTGGAACAATTCCAGAAGTTTTTGGAGCACCATATGATGCGTCGCTTAGCATGCTGTTTATATCTGACATTCTTGCCGTAATATCATTTCTCACTAGCCCAAGCGGAGAACCGGACATCGCAGACATTTGCGCATTGCTTTGCGATATGCCCATTGTTGAAAGTTCTCCAGAACCAGGTGATCTTTGTAAGATCCCCATTGGAGTTATATCTGTAGTGCGAGATGAAATTGCACCTAGATCAAATTGATCAGATAAATAAGAATAATCTTTATTAAAAGCTGTAAAACCTTTTGGATTGACCAAGTATCCAGAAACATCATATGCTCCTGACTGACCAGCTCTTACATAATTTGCTAAACCAGCTTGAAGCTCTTCTTCGTGCATTGTTTGCTGTGGCTTTAATATTTTTCCAACTGTTGCATTTAATGCAGAAGTCATTGGTCCCCAAGGACCAGTAAAATATTCTCCAGTTACTGGATAAGGTCTATCTTCATAATGCTTTCTTTCAAACTTATACGGATCTAGTGGCCTTAGTGGAGAGTAGTCATTATAGAATAAAGCTTTTTCTGCTGGACTTCCATAGGTGTCAGAAGTAAACATTGCCCCAGCTTGAAGTTTTCTATACCAAGAAGGTCTGTAGTATTGTATTTTTCCACCTTCAAAAGGCGTATTTCCAAGTGGCCAGAATCTTCCCTGCCTAATTGGCACTTCGCCTTCGGTTAATTGCTCCCTCTTTTCTTGGTATGACATTCCCCCTGGAGTAATTCCAGAAAATGCAGCTTGAACTTCAACTGCTCCAGTTGCAGCTGCGCCCATAAAGAATGGGGAGTAGACCCTTTCTCCATATTGGTCTTTTTCGTTGACCATTCCACCCAGAGTCCTGTCGGCAGCCATTAGAGTAGAGCCACCTGCAACTATCGGAAGAACTCTTTTGCCTACCATTCCCCTTGCAAAGAGATCCATTGGACCTCTATAGTTGTTTACATCAAGCTGCATCCCTAAAGTGCCAAAATATTTATTAAGTCTTTCTACACCATGTCCAACAACTGCGCCAACTCCAGAATATGATGATGGATCAGAGTAAGTTGTAAAACCAAGTGCGCTTGCTATTGCACCAAAAGGGTTGTCAGCAAAAACTGTTCCAAATGTTGGAACAAATGTTGTTGATTGATTTGACCCAAGACCAGAAACTCCAGGGTTTTTTAATTGATAATCCGATACACCAAACTGTCTAGAAAAAGCTGGAACTATAGAAGAAAATGGTCTTCTAAGAGATGTGGTAACCTCTTTTGTTCTAGCCATTGCCATTGGCTCTAATAGGCTTCTAAGTTCTGGAGTTGACCTTGCTCTGTTTATGGTTTCATGTAGTGCTGCAGTTGTATTGCCTAAAGAAGTTCTACCTGAAGCAAACGTAGAGAAGGTTGAACCTGTGTATAAACTAGATAGTGCAGCTGCTTGTGCTTCAACTAATTCTGTAGAGCTTAATCTTCCTGCTTGATGTAAATCGGTAATCGCTTTTGTTAAATCGATCAACGGATCTCTTGATGGAGCTCCAGTTCTTGCAGACTCTATCGCAGCGTTTCTTCTTCCTAAATAAAGGAATAGTTCGCTTTTTAGTTCATCAAGTTTTGTATTTAATGACGGTGATTTTGATCTTCTTGAAGACTCAGCCAATAAGTCAGCATCTCTTAGAAGCTGATCTACTCTTGAAAAAGAGCTTCTAACTTTTCCAGGAAGGCTACTTAATGTTCTATCTGTTCTCTTTAAGTCTTGAGCAAACTTGATTGCATCTTCTACGGTTCTTAACTCTGAAACATTCTTAATAACATTTCCAGTTTCACCTGGTCTTAGTCTTCTTTGTTTGAATTTAAATAGATCCTGTAATGTACTGTCATCTTTGACAGCTTCCATAACTTTTTGTGAGAATCCAGATTCTTGTTGTTCTTGAAAGAATCTACTTGCTGCTCTAATAAAAGTTTCGTTATCAGCTAATTCTTTACCTGTTCTAGGATCAACTACTTGAAATCTTGCGTTAGACCCTTCTCCGGAAATGTTTAATCTAAGTTCTCTTGAACCTATTTTTGCCGTGCCAGATTCTGATTTTAGAAGGTTTGCTATTACTGTTGGATTAAATACATCGATTCTTCTATTTCTAAATCTAGAAGCTAAAGAAAAAAGCGAAGAAGGCTGATCTTCCGCCAAATCCATAGCAGATCTCAATCTTTGAGTTAAGCTAAGTGGTCTACCTTCTTTGAAATCTTCATAAAGACCTTTAACGGTTTGAGATATTGTAGTTCCCGTAGACTCAATCATGTCGCTTGCATATGCAGCTTGCCTTGTTATAAATCCTTGAGATAAGTTGTCTACTGGCCTATAAAATCCTTTTAGTCTATTTGCTTTTAATGCGCCTTCTTCATCATATGAATACGAAGTAACTGTTCCTTTTGATCTACTGAACATCGATCTTTTTGTTTGATATATAAAGAACTCTGCATTTTCTTGGCTAGCTGCTTCGCCAAAAGGTTGCACTCCACCACCTGGAACAAAATGTATAGGAGATTTCTTACTCATTCCCATCATTTGGTCTCTTGCAAAAAGACTATTTAGATTTATGTGAACAATCGGTACTTCAAACTCTGAACCAAAAAAGTTTCCAAGTCCCCTTAAGGTTCCAGTTAACTTTGTAAGGTCAACCATTTGACCGCTTCTACTCGTATATAATCCATCTATTGAAGATGATCCTATAGAGGTAGAAACCGGATCGTTGAGGCCTAATCTTCTATTTATATTTAAAAGAACTTCTTGTTCTCTGTCTGACATATAGTTAAAGAACTTACGATCTCTTGCCTCATCAAAGGTTACTGGTCTTAAACCAAGAAAATTAAATCCGCCAGAACTAGTTGGTTGTGTAAGTTTTTTATTTTGAACCAAGAATGCTCTTAGAGAAGCAAAGTTGCTAGAATCTAATCCATTTCTTGCAAGTCCGTCTTCTATAATACTGGAAGAGACTCTTCTTCCGTTATCATCAATGAGTTTTATTCCTAATACTTGTGCGGATTTTCTTTGTAGATATTCTTTTTGTACAGAAGAAAGTTCTCCAGTAAAAGATTTGTAAGACTCATTTATTGGTTTTAGAAGACCTTCAGTATGATTTGTTAAATGATCTTCATAAAGAGTTTTCCATTGAGATCTCAGTTTTCTTGTTACTCCAGCTTGAAACTCTTTTTGTCTAAATTGATTATTAGCGTTTCTAATTGCTCTTTGTATTACATCGCCACTTAGTCCGCTATCCTCACCTAGACCTTTAATTCTTGCTGCTCGTGCTGCTACTTCTGCAAAGAAGTCTGGACCCTCTTTAAATATTTCATCCTTGCCAAATGATATTATTTGACTTTCATCAATTCTAGCTCCTGGTCTAGGAACTCTGTTAAGTCGCATTTGTTGCGAGAAAAGTTTTGCAGAGTTTTCACCTATGCCCTGATTAACTAGATGTTTTTCTACTTGACTTCTAAATTCTTTTCTTAATTGATCTTGAAAGAATTTGCTATCGTCTGATCTAAATCTGTTACCATAGCTATTGATACCACCCATTTGATCAGCTACTGTAGAAACAAAGTTTGAAAGTCTACTACTGTGTAGATTTCTTATTCTTTCCATTTCTGGTCTTAATAACTGAGAGGCTCTTTCAGCCGTTTCCGTTGCTCCAGCAACAGCTCCTTTTTTATCGACTAAATATTTTCCTATATTAGATCTAGCCTTGTCATAACTTATTGCTTGAGTTACAACATCATAAGCTTCTCCAGCTATTTTAAACTTTTCCCCAAACTCCATAAACCCAGTTTTTAGACCTCTAAAAGCTGGGATCATGTCTAGAAGACCGTATGCGGTACCATCTCCAAATGTATCTTTATCGCCAAGAAATATTTTTTTTGCAAAACTATCTGTTATAGCAGTTCTATTTCTGTATGTTTGTGCTATTTGTCGAAAAACTTGCTGTTGAGTTGGTTGGTCATTTAAAGCTGCTGTGGTAGAACTATTAAACGCTGACGCAACTTGTGATGAAGTCCTAACAACCCTGTTAGTTACAGAAACTAGATCGTTACCGACTTCTTTTAGAACAGCATCCAGAGAAACGTATCTATTTTGAAGATTTTTTTCAAACTGACTAGTTGGAGCACTGTATAATTTAGTTGTTAAAGCTCTTCTAGCTGTAGATCCAGCAGCTCCAGCTATCTCTGTTGGCATTAAAACGCCGAAGGTATTTATTACAGATTGTTTAGCAAAGTCTGCAACAACATCAACAGGGTTATACCATTTAACTTTGTTTTCTGGATCGTTGTTTCCAAATAAAGGATCAGTAACAGCCCTTTGCGTTACATACATTGCAGGGAGCATGTAGGGCAGTTGACGAGCTCCGGCTTACTAGTTTTTGTTGTAACTGATCTCTAAAAGCATAAACAGCTGGTGGCTCACTAGTTAGGCCTGCTCTGGCTTGCCTAATTTCTTCATCGCTAAAATGCATTCCATAGCGATTATTTTTTAAAGCATTAGAGTAGCCTGTTGTTAAACCGCCTTCTGCGGTTTCAAGAACCAAATTATCATAGAAGTAGTCAGGATCTACGCCATCGCCAATCGACCTTGAGACGCCTTGTAGGGTGTCCATAACCCTTCTAAGTTCACCAACGCTCTCAACTGCCCTAGTTGAAAAGTTTGTTCTACCAGAGGCTCTGGCTGCTCTTGCAGAGTCATCTATAGTTTTTGCTAGTTTAAGGCCACCTTTACGAAATAAGGCTCCGGCTACACCCGCTCCAACAACAGCAGCCACGTTAGAGGCTACGAATCTCATAACAGGATGGCCGTTTAAAGCCCTACCTATAGCGCCAGAATTTGGACTTGGACCTTCTGATTCACCCTCGTTAACGGGTACGTCCCTAGAGGTTACACCATGACCTAAGTTGGTAAGTGGACCTCTATCGCGTATCAAGTTTGTCTCCGTTTATTATCCACCCCATAGCTTCTGTGCTATTGGGTCGTTTATTCCAGCTGCTCCAGGCATCTTTGCCATATCGTGTCTTGCTGCTTTTGATTGTTCTTTTTCTTTTTCTTCTTCTGGGTCTATTAGCTCAAGCTTCAAATCATTAGGCTGTAGACCGTTCATCGTCTGTGTAATCTCTATTATTTTTTCAGCCAGAGCAACCTTTTCTGCTAACTGAGAATAAGTTAGGTTGTCAAGATCTTCTGGGGTGTATGCACTTATAGTAGCCAGTACAAAGGCTTTCATTAAGCCTCTAACTTGACCTGCATCTTCTCTTTTTTGTTCGAGTATTTGTTTTGCTATTCTAGGACTTTTAAAGCCTGAAAAATTCAATATTTCTTGAGCAAGGCCGGCTTACAATGCCTGCTGGCATTCTATCTGGGTTGAAGTCCTCAGGGTAAACTACTGCCGTTTTTATTATTTCATCTTCAGCATCTACAGACGAACCATCTTGTAGATCCTGTAGTTCTATTATTTTATCAAACTCTTTAAATGTTATTTCTCTAAATAAAACAGTATTACCCCTAATTTCCGCAGAAAATAGGGGTCCATACTTTTGTCTTAGTTCAAATAACAAATCATTAGTTATCATTAATTATTTTATAACTGTCTAACCTCAAGCGCAACGAAGCCAGATGCTTCCAAAACTTCCTGCGCTATTAAGGAGGGCATTCCAGCCATTTCTCTATTTATGTCCTGTTTTTCGAATCCGGGATACAAAATACACATCTCTGCAATTGCTTCTTCATTCCACATATTTGCTTCAGCAGAAGTAAGTTGACCAGCTTGAACAAGCTGTTCCATCTTTTTAACAAGCTGCTTGTATTCATATCTAGAAAGTGTTCTCCAAACAATGTGCTTGTCAAAAGACAAAGAAGTTACATATACTTCTCCAAATTCTTTCTTCCACATTTTAATATGACCAGCGGTTGGCCCATCTGGCCAAATCTCTTCATCATCTGGAAGATCTTCTACTTGAGTTTCTGTCTCTTGAATATCTTCTTCCGCTTCAATCATATTGATATCATCCTCGTGCATATCTTCTATGATTTCATCATTTGCTTCAACTCTAACTTTTCTTTGATTTGTCATTTTTATCTCCTGTAACTTGATCTATAGACATAGTGATATTATCACATTTTTTACTTTAAAACAATATTATTAATAATTTAATTAACAACAACTCTGCCAGCTCCACCACCGCTAGTCTGCGTATTTGGAGATGAAGATGTACCAGAATTGGAACCTGTTGGTTGTGTAGCTGGATCTACATTAATATTAGCAAGAGGATTAGTTGATTCGTCTGCCAAAGTGAAGTATATATCTCTAGCTAAAAAGCTATATGCTTCTTGAAGTGGGGCTCCAGTTGTATCATATCCCGTAGCCATATTTAAAAGTTGAACATTTTGTAAGACTATCTTCATGGGCACTTTTTGATTACTGATTTTTGTTAACCTGGTGTTATGATCTGTTGATAGTATTCTATCTAAATTGTCTTTTGTATTCATTCCATTTGGAGACTGTTGAGCGCCTTTACTAACTAATCCATTTTCTTGAATTCCATAAATTATTACAAGATTAAATGGTGGATGAGCGCTAAAGATATGCTTATTTGCCCCAGGATAAACTCCGTTGAGCAGCTGGATCAGTTGTTATCCTGTCTAACTGAGACCTTGCCCAATATTTCTGTATATTAATTTCATCTTCGGCTGATTCATATGCGGAAGATAATGTTGAAATTACATGATCTGGAGCATTTTTTTTGCCAACACTTTCAGATCTTATTCTAGCTGCCTTCTCTAAAAGCTCAGTCATTCTTCTTGGATGCTTGGTGTACATAGCAAATTGTCCTGAAACTATTCTAGTTCCATACATTATCGCATCATAATTATATGACCAAAAACCATACAAAGGCTGTTTTTCTTGGTTGATTGAAAAATTAAGTCCACTTAATTCCAACTCATCAGATGGATCAAATAGACCGTCTATATAAATTTTAACATCTTCTCCACTAAAATAATAATCATAATAAGATGAAAATCTATTATCTTCTCTTGATGATCCACCCCAAATTAGATCAATATTCTTATCAAGCGGATCAAAGCTGTTACTGGCAAAAGGAAATCCTCTATTTCTTCCGTTTTCAGATATAACACCATCTGGTATATATCCACTAAATGGCTTATAGGGTGCTGTAAACTTTGAGTCTTCCGTAGGCATGTTGTATTCCTTTTATGGCTTTATAACTTTATCAACAACATTTCTGTATTCAGATAATTTGTTTCCAAAAAATTCTTCAGAAATTGCTTTTGAATTGACTTCTTTTTCAATGTCTTCAGGGTAAGTGAAGTCGTCTGTTGGATCGTAATGTATTAATGGCTGTATTCCTCTAGCCATATAAGTGTATGTTTGCTCTGTGATTAGGTCGTCAATAGACATTGTCTGACCTTCGTCAACTATGGTTAAACCATATATTTTCATTTTACCATATAAACCATACTCATTAAAGAATGTTAAAACAACATCAAAAGGCGGAAGCATGTCGGCTAGCGGAGCATAACCTAGGAGGGCCAGTTTTCTCTTAAATTGTTTAATTCTATAAAATGCGTATTCATTAAATACGGTAAAGATTAATGATCCAGCTATTGTTCTTGGGCCTTTAACAAAACCTCTTGGGTTAACGTGTCCCAATGTTCTTACAGGAGTGTTTTCTCTGTGCATAGAGTATGAGATTGTTTGCAGTTCTGCGAGCTCAATAACGTCTCCAGTAGAACCTACTTCTCCATCTTCCAATATATCTGGTATAACTAAGGTTGCATTAATGTCAACGCCAGCAAAAGACATATTCGAAAAAGGATCTGGAAGACCTTTTTCTCTTCTATATTTTTTTACACTATCTTCATATTCCATTTTTCTTTCAGTGGAATACTTTTTTGATATATCAATACTTCCAGGAATAATAATACTTGAACTTTGTGGATCTACGGCCCTGAAGGATCCAAAGTTTACATCGGGTATGTCTGGCATGTGTTAGTCTCCTTAATTAAAGAGCAGGTGTGAAGGAATCCCTCACACCTGCTCTCAACGACTAATAAAGGTTAGTAACTATGGTCTGATAATGTCAGGATTCAATCTTGACTGCTTGACGGCGTCTCTTGAAATGATGTCACCAAGATTGTCTGTATTGAATCTAAACAACTGATCATTAGCAATAGTATACATGGGACCAAGCTCTCTTGCAACGTAGGTCATTGTTTCTTCAATAACGATATCGTCCATCGAAGCACCAGAACCTTCGTTAAGAAGTTCAACTCCATATATTGATCTTGCTGCTGCTTGACCATATTCGTTTACAAATGTGACTGTAATGTCAAAAGGTGGAATTTGGTCTGCATAAAATGGGACTTTGCTAACAACGTCTCTTGTTTGATCGGTAAATTCAGCAATACCTCTTCTATGGTTTGTGTCTCCAGGAAGAGTGTTATGAGCTCTTGTAAAGAACTTCATAGCAGTTGATGGATCCTTACTGTTTCTGTCAAGCATTGTGTACAATGCTGGTCTATCAAATACAGTGAAGATTAATGATCCTGCAATACCTCTTTTGCCTCTTGAGAAAGACCTTGGGTTGGGTGAACCCATTGTATAAATTGGGGCTTTTTCTCTTGTTACTGAAAATGTAATTCCAGAAAGAGCACCTATTTCAACGCCACCAAAAGTGGCAACAATATCTGCTCCAGAAAACGTGGTGTAAGTATTTAAATACTTGTTTACTGGGCTATCGTAGTATTCTCCAGCCATTTGAACCCTCCAGTTCTATTCGGTTATATTAGGCTAAGTTTACTGACAAACGAACTTCAATTGATTTGAGTTCGAATGCCGGGGTTACTACGAGGTCAATGATCGCCTTGTTTTCATTTGGAATATACGAAACCGCAAAGTCCGCATCCAGCAAGGCACCTAGTGTCATCATACCGCGTAGTGCTGATGTAATAGCTGTTTCCATCGAGTTTCTAACTTGAATGGTAGAAGCTTCACCAACAAACTTCTGACATACTTGACGAATAAGAAGCGAAGCTTCGCTTATAATTCTCATTGTAGAAATTCTAGTATAGTCAGATGTAGCAGAAGCGCTTGTAATACCTTCTGCAAAAATTGGAACTCTGTTGAAGTTCAAGGCAACTGCGTTAATGGCTTTGTTGCTAAGCGAGGCCTGAAGAGTTCTTGTTGGGTTATATCTCATTGTGGCTATATTGTACAAAACCTTATTTGAAGGTGATGTATATGAAGCCATTCTGGTTAATGCTCCAGCAAGTGATGCTGCACCGTTTGTGTAACCCCAAGTACTCTTATATCCTGAAGGAATAAGTTCAGCTGCTACGACAAAAACGTGCCTTCCGACTTCTGCTAATCTAGTGTAAATAGTATTTCCGCCCGAATCTGTTGTTGGGACGTCTATATCTTCTTCTCTATCAGCTAAATTAGTAAGAGCAAGGTGAGTTGCAACGTTAGCTGCTGTCATGACCTCTGAGGTGCCATAGTATGGCTTAATGCCCATGACTGCAAAAGTTGGATGAGAGTTTGCTGAAATATCTGCACATGCTCTTGCAACGCGTGCAAGCATTGACTTATCAACCGTAGTTGTATCGTCAGCGTAGAAACCAAACTCTGCGTCGTTTCCTGGCGTTGCTGGACTTTCCCAGTCAAGAGGATGTCCACCTCTACCCCAAGGTACGATAATGTCTGGAAGAATTGATTCAGCAGCAAGGAATGCTGCGTCAAAAACACTGGATCCACCAGATGTTATATCTGCCTGAATAGAGGAAGTTCCTCTAACAAAAACAGTATTTGACGGAAGTGGTACTATAAAGATTCTCTCAGCGCCGGCTGAAACAAGTTCAACATATGCTCTGTGACAATCTGAGTCTTCTCCAAAAGCAGTGATAACATCGGCTTCATTGCTTACCTGGACCGAATCAAGGTCTGGAACATTACCTGTTCCTGATGCGGTACCTCTTTTCGCAATTACAGCTACTCTTGGGCCAACCGGAAGGTCTTGGCGAGAGATACTATAAAAGCGATCTTTAATTATTGTCTTTACACCAGGAATAGCCATCGAGCTTTAACCTCCAAAATCGGTATATAAAATTTAAATTCAAACATATAGTAACAACATAGTTATAAAAACAACTACATTATTGATTTGGGGTAGCAGATTGATATAGGTCTATTAAATTAATTTCTACATTTTCATAATTTGGAGTAGCTGGTACAGTATTATTAATCTCTGTAGCCATATACCTTCTGACGTCTACAACAATTTTCTCTATCTTTCCAACTGTTGTTGCGATTAATTTTTCTGTTGTCAACATATAGGTTACGGTTCTAGTGCATACGTCTATGCCATTTCTGTTAGATTTTGAGTCTGACATTCTTCTAGAATAAACAAATTCTGAAGCTCCTAATCTTTTAAAAACAGGAGTATGTTCTAACATAAAGTCTTCAAAAAGTTCTATTATTCTATCCGCTACCTCTGCACCTATGTAACCTGGATTTTCATCTCCTGCTACATCTGCCCTATTAGCTCTAGTGTGTACGCTAAAGGAAACTATATTTTGGAATCTTTGACCAAATATTATTTCCTGAGCATCTCTCGGCATATGCCTTGTTCTTGGTTTTGGCTCTACTGTATGAGTTCTTTTTAATTCTAGTTTATATGTTATTACAGGAAATGCGGTATATTGCCCCCCTGCTTCTGGCTCAATTGGAATTTGCGGATAGGCATTTTCCCATAAGGCCTTAACTAAAGCTATGAATTCTATGTAAGTAAGATTGCCAGCAGCCTGTAACGGATCTCCCGTATACATTCTATTGGTAATAACATCATTTTCATTTATTCCTGGAAAACCGAATGCATTCTGTGGCATGTTACGCTCCTGGTCCTGCTACGATTCCAAAGTTTATTCTTTTTAGAGTGTGAGGAGAGACTACATCAATTTCTATGTAAAAATTTCCTCTTTTTCTTTTATCCGCAAACATTTCAAATCTATAGTCCTTTATTATTGATGGGGTTGATGCTTTTAACATCTTAAACATTCCAGTGAGTCTTTCGCTAATGATGTCATGAGAGAACTTCCCTGATGAAGATGAAGCTATTGATAGAACCTCATTCATTATCATCGCTACCAATCTTACTTGAGGAAGATTGGCTAGACTTGAGCCTTCTTTTGCTAAAGTCTTATCATCAGATATTAAAATTTGAAATGGTATTGCTCTTCTTGTTCTATTGCTTTTAATCATTGTATTGATTTTATTATTATGAATCCTAGCAACTTGCAAAGATGTCATCTCAACTCCAACTGGAGAATAGCCGCCTTTTAATGCTTTTCTATTTAAACCTAAATATACTGGCCAGTTTGAAATTTGACCCGCAATTGCCGAAGCAATACTTGAGGTAAATGTTAAGCCCATGTTTGGATAATTAAATACTGCCTCTCCATAATAAAGAAGAATATGTCGACCCACGTCTAATACACTTCCATCAGAAGCTAGATAACTTGGCGTAGCACTTTGTTCATCTTTTAAGAAATTATTCCAATAGCCTTTTTGTGACATTGTTTCAATGTCTTGAATATTTGCGCCGTTTGTTCTTGAACCGATGATTCCTATTACCATAGTTGAAGAGTTGGTATAGAAAAAGCTACAGAAGTCTGCAAGCTGTCTTACAAAATTAACATTTTCACACCTTATAAAGGAAACCCCAACTGGAACAACTATGTCAATAAAATCAAAATTTTTTGCTATTTCATAAGAATCTTCTAATCTTTCATAATATTTTTCATAAAAGCTTAGAGTAGATGGAGTTGCCTGTTTAGTCGTAACAAATGATGCTATTGGAGAATTTAGATTATTATAGTCTTCAACGTACTCACTCATTGGTGCAGAAATCATTATGTAGATATCCTGACATCCTGCGCCATAGCAATTGATTACTGCTCTCAAAAGAGGTGACCTTGTATCTCCATTTAGTGCATCTATTGCATCTTGTAGAGATTGTATTCTTTTTAGTTGATTTATTTGTAATGTAGATGAGTCAGCGTGCCCTATTAGTAGTACTGAATTAGTTGCAAATGGTTGAAGTGGTTGAAAGTTTGGATTTAAACCGCCGATTCCCGATATGGGAGGCTGACCAGCAACAACTACTGGACCAGAAGATTTATCTCTGTATACACTTCCAGTTGGTACTACTGAAGTTCTTTGTGTTTCAATATCATCTTCTACAAAAACCGAAAACCTATAATTATTTTCTATGGAACGAACTGTTTTAACTCCATCAAAATAGTTGTCTACACCAGAAATGTTTACGATCTCTTCAACCTTAAGACTATGCGGTTCTGCTGAAGACAAGAAACCAATATTTTCAAAAATTTCTTTTTCAATGATTTTTATTGGACCAGATGTAGCTTTATCTTTAACATAAAAAATTAACTCTCGTATCTCTCTTGTTTCTGAAATACTGGTTTCTAAAACAACTGTATATTTACCAGGAAATAAGTTTTCTGGTATTTTATAAACAAAAGTATAAATTCCTTCAGAATCTCTTGTTATATAATTGTATTGAAGTTGATTTTTTGTATCTGGATTTATATTAAATTGAGTTGCAATTGCGAGACCATAGTCTGGTGTTGCTGACTGTGCGTTATATGAAAAGGGGCCATCTGCAACTCCGCCCGCCGCCAGCGTCACCTTTGTTGATATATATTAATATATCATTTTGTCCAGATCCATAATACGGCGTTGCATCGCCGTTTCTGGTTGACCAATTTGGATCAATAGTAATTGGATCATAAAAGTCAGAATCCAAACTGAATATAAACTTAAAATTTACTATTTCACCATTAAAATATGTAGACATCTCACACCGGGCTTTCTTTAGTTGCTCCAGCAACCCAATACTCTATTCTCCCATATTTTCCGTCTCATTGGAAGTACAGCGTCAACTAAATAAACTGTATTAGGATCTGAATGGCCTGGTATGTTTTCATAGATTCTGTCTCCGATTCTTGGATTGATAGTTGAATCAAAATAATATATTATCTCAAAACCATCAGCGCTTGTTCCTTCTGCTGTTTCTCTGAGAAGATTAGCTAATTCAGAATTTGCTGGATACATATGTCTTGTTGTAACTCTTTCAAATTTAGATGAATAATTAAAATCATTATCTAATCTTCTTTGGATCAAAACATCATGACCCCATTTTTTTAATATGTTTCTAAAAGTTCTATTAAGATTAGTCACGACTTCTTAGACCTCTTTTAGGCATAGGGTCGTCTACGTTTGTGTTTTTTCTTCCTGGTCCAAGAAGATCCCTATCTCTAAGATAAACAACAAGACCTGTTTCTGGGTCTATTGACTTTCCTGTAGTTGGAATAAAATCTGCTGGAAGACCTTTTGGTTGGACGCCTTTTATTCCGGTAATCTTTGCTAACATTTCTTTTCTTAATGCCGCTGCCATTTGACACCAAGTTGTTGCATTACCCCTGTTTACTGTTCCCCTTGGAAGTGATCTATTGGTAACACTTAAATCTCCCAATCTAATCTGCAATTCATCGTCACCACCAAGGCCATATATTCTACTTAAATCGCACGCCACAGAAGCTTTAATATACTCAAGGGCTACATAGGGCATGTTTGCCGCATCATTATCTGACTTAAACGAATATATTTGTTTAACTTCATTTGAGTAATGATGAATTAATTCCCCAGCTTCTATTAAAGAAGATTCTGGAAAAATTGATAGAATTTCTTCGGGATCTAAGTATAAAGGATCTACATCTGGCGCAAATAATATAACCTCATCTGCACCGAGTGTTACAGATGGTTCATATTGACTGTCTGGATCACTAACATATAATGTCTGAGTCACAATTATCTGACTTGAGTTTGCAAGCACTCCTGTGAACGTAACCGTATATTCACCAGCTTCTGATGGGGTAAAATCATAGTAATATTCAGACGAAGATATAGATGATGCTGTTGTACTGACCACTTGCGTTTCAGCAGAGTCTTTTACAATAACATATACAGAAGTTGGACTAACCTCTTCTTGATCCCCGTGTTAATGGGTCTATATCAATAAACTTTACTTTAATTCTTACTGTGTCATTGACCAAAACGGAATTGGACATATTGTCTCCAATTTAAATAAAAAAACTATATTTATAGTACTAGTATGTAGTTTTAATTCAAATACTCAATATAAGTCGTGGCTGATGGCCTTGACTGAGTTGCTGAATACGTAGTAGCTGATGGTTTTGACTGAGTTGTCTCTATGACAACTATACTACTTGAAACATAATCTATCGAAACAACACCAACTGTTGAATAGTTATTGTGGTCTATCTCTGACACAAAAACTACCCCTGGAATACCTGCAGAAATAGGACTGGATACCGTTGGTATTCCCAGTTCAAGTCCACCAGAATATGAAACGCCACTTTGGGAATATGAAAATAGATCATCGTATAACATAATCAAAACCCTTACTTTTTAAGTATAGTAGCGGAAAATCTTATATAATAATTTATTTAATTAATGTCTTTAATAAGGTCTTTCATCCAGATTTTATACTCGCTTTCCCCTCCAACCACTTCGCCACCATCAAAAGATGTTCCATAGCATGCCATAGTTAAGAATGCATAACGCTCACCTTCTAAGACCGGCAGAACCTCGTGTCTGCCGATATAGTTTGAAGGATATATAGCTGCAGAACCATGTTTTGGTTTCCACTGATATGGAATATTTGGGAAGTTTAATTCTCCACCAACATATTTACTAAGCTCATTATTCTGTAATTGTTCAACACTATTGTTTAGATACAGGTTAATGCTAACACTGCTGTGCATTGAGACTTGGCTGCCTGTTTTTTGCCCCCACTCAAAAGGAACTTGATTATCACAATGCGGACCTATACTCTGATCCTTGCAGTAGCCAGCTATATGACCTATTGGCCTCCACCAACAAGTTGTTGCTGCATCTCTAAAAATCTTGCAATACTCAACTAAACCTTTGTATGCGCTATCCTCTAGGTAGTCTATAATTTCTATATATTCTTGATTTGGTTTGTCTTGCCTATTTTTTCCTTTGACATCCAAAAACCTTTGTGGTGCGTATTTAATGTCTTTAGCCTCAAAAATAAAACCTGTTTTATTTTTTGCGTACTCTTTATCATTTTCGGTATAGTACTCAAAAGTATTTTCTGGGGCACGTTTTAACCAATTAAGATAATTTTCCAATATATCATCATCTATACTGAATAACTCATCTATTATAACTACCCCCATTCCTACATGGCTTACTTTCATTTTTGCTATTCCTTAATAGTTTGATTTAGTAATATTATATTGATAAGAATCCTGTTGATAACCTTCTCTTAAAAGGTGCTGCTGAAAATCCTGCCTTAGGCTTGGCATGTAGACGTTTGTTGCTTTTTTTGCTAATTCTGGATTCTTTATTGGATCTGCAACATATTCGTGAACATTTGGATTAGGAGTTCCCTGGCTATACCATCCCAAATAACTATACCTAAGCCCTTCTATAACTGGAAGAACTTCATGTGCTGCCATATAGTTTGATGGAAAAAATAAAATGTCCCCCTTTTTTGGCTTATATGTTATATCTAAATAATTGAAATAATGATGTCCGCCAATGTAATTATTGAATTTAAGATCTTGCATTTCTTCTACTGAATCATTAAAATAAACTAATGAAGTCACTACATTTCTTAGTGCTAACTGATCCTTGGGTTCCAATATGTCATATATGTAATCTGCACTAATGTCAGAATGGGAACCCAGATAGACCCCTTTGCGATATTGTAGTATATGACCTTTAACTTTCCACCAAACACATTTATATGCTAAAGGAAAAATTTCAAAATACTGCAGTAGGCATTTATCTTTTGCTTCTTCTATAAAGTTCAATGTGCTTTGAAGATCTTCGTCGTCCTTGTTGTGTATTGCGCCAGCTCTTTTCGGCATTAGGTCTATTGATTCTTTTTTGAAGAAGTATCCGCTTTTATTTATGTATATCTCTTCACCATTTTCTGGATCAATTGCAGACTCATACATATTGCCCCACTCTTCTTCAATAAGATCTTGCGACTTGCTAATTAATAAGTCCCAATCTAATTCCAGAGCATTTTCAAACAAAACAACACCACCGCCCAAGTGTTTTGGCTGAACTTTATTAAAAATCATATTTCTATTAACTCCATATTTATATTTTTTCTTGTTACAATTTGCCAAAGTCAATTTTTACATGATACAGTATATCTCATGGTCATGCAAAGTAATCAAAAAATAGCGAGAGTCGCAGAAGATATATACCAAATAAAAAACTACTTTATGGAAGAATCTTTCCGTTTGTTGTATTTAGATGTTTTGTCAAAAGTAAATGAATCTACGGAAAATCAAAATATATCATATCAAGAAATTAATTTGGAAAGCTATCCTGAATATAAAAACGATAATTTAATTAAAAACGCAATCAAAGTACCTTCTGGTAGTGTTGATTTTATAGATCCATACAAGACTGATTTTTTAAATAAAACCAGAGAAAATTTATCTTTAATATATAAAACTGAAATATGCCAAGAAAAAGACGCTAGTGTAGTTATATTCTTTCCTGGAGAAGCGATACGCACGCATTGGGATGGAAGTGTAGATGTGCCCACTTATAGCGGCCATCCGCATAGAGATTATAGTAGTGTATTTTATTTTAATGAAGATTTTGAAGGTGGACTCTTACATTTTATAGAGCTTGATATAAAAATAAAACCTGAGCCAAATATGCTATTAGTATTTCCCACCTCAGTACGCTACATGCATCGTGTTGAAGAGGTTACTTCTGGAATAAGAATGATGAGTCCGTCTTTTTGGTGTATAGATAAAAAAGACACAATTGACTAAAGAAACTATTCTTTATTTAATTCTTGCATTTTTAATACATCTTCCCTTATGTTAGGCAGCCATTCAAGGTGGTCCCCTTTGCCAGGTGTTCCGTCCCCATTTTTTGGTATACCATAGGCAAAAAACTCTAAAAAAACGTATCGTGAACCTTTTGTTACTGGAGTTACTTCGTGTGTTCCAATATAACTAGATGGGTAGACAACTGCACTACCAGCTTTTGGAACATAGTCAACACCCGCATATTTAAATATTATATGTCCACCAGTAAAATTATCTCCATTAAGCTCATGCTCACTATCTACGCAGTTATTGAGATATAGAGCGCCACTAAGTGTGTTATGAATAGGAAATTCATTTTTTGGTAACTCGTCAAAATCAAATTGAATTGTATCATCGCAATGGGGGCCTATGTGTCTGCCATCATTATATCCTGCTATATGACCGCTAGTTTTCCACCATATAGAAGGCGTAACTTCAGGATAGAGCAGACAGTATTGTAGTACACATCTATACAGTCCGTCTGTGCATGCTTTCATAAAATCTTTTTGTTTTTGAGTAAGCGTTCTGCCATGTGTGGAAAATCTTCTTGGAGTTTTTGGTATTTCGTTTAATTGAAATTTAAAATTTGTCTTATTTACTGCAGAGGTTGTGCCATCTTCTTCTATGTAGGTAAAAGTGTCTTCTTTTTCTTGCTTTAGCCATAAAACGTATTCTTTCAAAAATGCTTGATCTACATCAATGACATTATCAAATGAAACTACTCCGCCGCCATGGTTATGATATTTTATTGACATATTGTATATTTACCTCTGGCTGACCGTCACATGCTTTACCAGTCATTTGTTCATTGTTTGATTTTTCTACAAACTCTACATTTGATGTTTCCGCATATTGCGTAACGTTTCTTACTTGATAAATAGGATTCCATCCCATTTCAACGCCACTTTTTTGAGCATTGTGCTCACTGTACATTGAAAATGGCGATTTACAATACATTTCATAATCATCATAAATGTTGTCCATCCAAACTGGGGGACACCACTCAAAACTTTGATCTGCTTCTGATATTAAAATGTTTGTTTGAGCCTCGCTTGCACCTTGTCCGAAGAATGTAAGATATGTGTATCTCACTCCGTCTCCCATTTTTTCAACTTCATGTGCAGCTAAATAATTTGTTGGGAAAAATATTATGTCACCTTTTTGTGGTTTATATGAAACATTGAGGTGGACAAACTTTAGATGTCCACCCATAAAATTCTTTTCATTTAATTCTTCTTTTGATTCAACACAATCATTAAAATACACTAATGCACCGCATGTTTGTCTAGAGGCCATCATCCCCCTTGGCATATATCTAATCCCCTTGCTGACCTTATAGTTAGTGTCATTATCCGCATGGCAACCCAATATTCCTCCGTCTGTATATCTAAGAATATGACCTCTTGTTTTCCACCAGATACTGCCCAACATTAGGGGATAATGGTCTATATACTTTATAAGTGATTTATATATTTGATCTTCTAGGTAAATAAAAAACTCTTTTATTCTTTCTTCGGTATTGGGGTTTACTGGAGATAGAATTCTTACTGGAGTATATGGAACGTCTTTTTCATTATACTTGAATCCATCTTCATTAATTCCATATTTCTCACCATCTTCCCCCGTTACCCATGTCCATCTACCTCTGTGTGCAGCTTCTGCTTCTGAGTCTATGTAATCTAAAACCAAATTTTGATCCATTTGAAAAGCGTTTCTAAAAACAACTATTCCTGGAGCCATAACTATGGTCTCAAGATCTCCTATTTCTTTAAGCTCTGTTTCCCCTATCGTGGGCGAAACGGGATACGGAGTTGTGCTACGTCTTTGATCATTTTCGTTCATCCCAATACCTCATCTATTGCTTCTCTTATTGTCCATCCTGCGCCCATTACCCTAGGCTCTTCATCTAGTGGCATGTCTTGCCAATTGAATCTAGCTAACATTATACCATCTTTAGAAACTAGAAATTTTTCATAATTATTAGATATTCTTGCTATTGCTTGACCCGCTAGGTTTTGACCTTCAGCAGCAGATTGAGATGCATCTGCTTTTGAGTCTGAATAAGATCTTTTTTCTGCTCCTTTTAAAAAAGAGTATAGTTCATGTTCATTTTTGCCATTTACTTCTATTTTTTGTCCAATTGGAAATGTTACAAATGGATAATTTTTCTTAATAAAAGAACTAATTTCTCCGTCAGATAGTGGATCCATTTTTCCAAACTGATTACATGGAAATGCAATAACCGAAAAACCCCTATCCATAAACTCCCTATGAACTGATTCCAGCTGCCATAACTGCCTAGAAGTTCTTGCATATGACCACAAATTTGAGCACTTGGGAGAATACCCAGCTTTACTAGCTATGTTTACTATTAAAGTTGTTTTTCCTTTAAATTGACTCAAGAAACCATTCTCACCATCAAGGCTTTTAATTTCTGCGTCGTAAGCTGATAATATCATCTAGTTCCCCTAAAATTAAGCTGCAAGTAATCGTCTATGGTAATTGAACCTTCAATATTCTCATCTTTTAGATAACCACTAACTAACAATCTACAATATATTGGGGTATCTAATTTTTTTTGAAGGAAAAAACTATCCCCTGTATAAGACACTATATCTGCAAAAACATCACCAGTGTGGTGCTTAAATAGCGCAGTGTCGTTATTTAAGATAATATCATATGACTCTTCTCCAAATGGAGTTTCAACTAAACACTTCCATGGTCCATACATAAAAAAATCCATTCTATAGTTTACTGTTATTATACATCATATGCCGACCAATCTGGAACGACTTTTGTATTTGGATTGATTGGAGAAAAGTTTGCACTTACAACCACCCTAGGAATGGGTGAATTATGCCTATCTGTCATGTGTGGAATAAATGAATTAAATATCAGTAACATGCCTGTCTCTGGCTTAATGCTACTTATAGAATCTATTTGGCTAAATGCAGTTGTATGAAATAAAAGATTTGCGCTTCCATTTGGAGCGCTAGGATAGTATGCTACTGAATAATAATCAATAGGATGTAAGTGGGAATTTGATTTATGACTATGGTATGAAACTGATTGACCTTTGTTCAGTGTTAGTGTCCATATAGATTCTATTTTCATTTTTTTATTTAAAACTTCATCAACTTTATTTGAAATTATTAGTTTTAATTTTTCACATTCTTTTGTTTTTGGATATTTTCTATCTTCATAGTGGGTGTGATTATGTGTTTTTAAATATGAATCTTTAAATTTTTTATCTATTTCTTCTGAATAGTCGTTGATTTCAGAAATAATTTTTTCATTATCTACGTCTTTAATCGGGCATGCAAATACGTCGATATTAATTAGATTATGCTTAAAAATACTATTCATGATAAAAGGTTCCTAACTCCAGAGCTAAAGGTGGATTATCTTTATGCCAAACGTTTGTAACCATGACTTGTCTAATTCCTGACTTTGCTGCGGTAGCATTATGTACTACATGCCCAGAGTCGAATATTACTAATCTATTTCCTTTATATGCTATACGTTCTCTCTCATTAATCTCAACTATATAATGTTGCATGCTATCGTGTTCAAGAGCATTGTGTGTTTTTTCTTTTATTGATCTATTGTGTATTTCTAAGAATCCTCCATTTGGATTATCTTTACCGTAATAAACTGATCCAGATATTGGCCCAGAAAACACTTTTTCTTTTTCGTACAAAAATGTATCTTCGTCAACATGATAGCTCAAGTACTGACCTGCCTTAAATGTTCTAGTCCAATACTCTATTCCAAGTATGTCATCCAATGGATAATTTATATTATTTTCCCAAATCTTTTGAACAACTTTCTTTTTTAATGTGTTCGCAGGAGATCTCCACCATCCATCCCAAAACATATATGGTGCATAGCAATCTGATTTTTCATAATGGTAACTATTTACTTGCCCAGCTACTCTGTCTGAATCACCCATTGAAGCAGGAAAAAAATTGCAGTCATTTAAAACATCGTAATAAAGTTGTTTGTCTAAGAAATTATCTTTTACTATCATTTTTTAATAATAACACAAAAACCTGACGTTGTTCCAACGTGATACGCGTAGCAATTATCTAATGTTCTAATTGTTTCATTTATATCAAAATGTGGATGATCCATTTTATTTTCGTCAAACTCTTCACCATTGGCATAGTAGGAAAAATGATCATTTATATTAATTAATATAATTATTGAACCACTTTTCATGTTAGTAAATAAATTGCGAAGAATATCTACATCAACATAAGAAGCCAAATCTGTTGCATCTGCATAAAGAACGTCAGTATCAGCTGGAACTTCTCCATTTAATAGTGTTTCTTTATTGAGAACTTGAAAAGGACACTCTTTCATTTCTAGGATATTTTCTGCTCTAAATAAGTTTTCATCATTTGGAACATAGACTTTTGTAAAACCAAAACTATTTAAATAATCATAACTCCAAGTATGCACTGGATTACTAAAGATCGTTATAACAGAAGGCTTCATAAGGGTTAGTATCATTTCAATATTATTTGCCTGGCTTTCAATAGCAGCAAGGGCATAAGAGTTTTTTGGTTGATCCAGTTGAGAAGAATATGATATTACTTCGTGGGAATGCAAAAAACTTGGAGGCAAACCTATAGCCTGATTGGATCTATCTAATGAGAGATCATTTTTTTCATATTCAAATATTTTCTTACATCTCTCAGCAACTTCTTGACTGGGCATCATCTCATGAAATTTACTTTTCGAAAGCTTGTTTGCTTTTATTGCAACTGAGATTGGACTAAAGCCGATATCACTAGACATTGTTTTCTCTATTCTTAATAGTTGCTAGACCATAAATTGTATATCTAGCTGCGTTAAAAATTCTTTTTCTATCTCTTATCAAAGCCTTTGTAGCATCGTACTCGATATTGCTTTCTACGGGAACTGCTGTAGCTGGATATAGTTCATTTAGTTTTATTCTAATTTCCCTAAATGTAACATCGTACACTCTTGACTGATCTATACCCAATAATGCTAGGATAGCAAGCATTGAGTTTTCTAATTGTTGTTTATGGTTTTGTTGGTTGTATTTCATATTTAATCAATTTCCTCATCACTAAATGAGTCTTTTCCAGTAAACATTGTATCATCTATTTCGTGAATATGACACTTATAAGTTGAACCATCTAGTAATATATGCCTTTGTTGTTGTATGTCAATTTCTTGAACTTCTCCATCTTCGTGTTCGACTACAAATTTATTTAAATAATTTTCATCGTATTCTTTATTGGACACTATTTAAACTCTCTTTCATTTTTTTAAGAACTTGGTAATTTCTTTTTAAGGCTACATATATATTATGTCTAGAGCTTTGTGTAAAAGGAAGAACTTCGGTAGTAAATGATTCTGGTATTTCTATTTGATCGATGTCCTCATTGTCTGGATCTATACCTAGCGCAATGGCGAGTTCATAAACTATACGCTCTTTTAATAAAATTGCCTTTTCTAATTGGGACATTTTAAACCATTTTCCTTAAATACGCTTTATTGAATATAGTAATCATTTAAAATCATTTCCCTATACCCATTCATGGAAGTACTTTTATTCTTAGTTGGAAGGGACGAAAAATAACATCTGCTATTCATATTTTTAATAAATTCTTTTACAATTACCTTTACCTGAAACCTAGAAAGACCTGCCCCTAAGCAGTAGTGAGGGCCGCCCCCAAAAGCTAGATGCATATTTGAATTATTTCTTGATGGAATAATTTTATGAGCGTTTTTAAACATTAAAGAATCTCTGTTTGCTGACGCTATATGTAGTATAACGTACTCATTTTTAACGAGGCTAAACCCATCGATCTTAATATCTCTAGAAACTCTTCTTGTAATAAAATTCAAACTAGAAGAGTGCCTAAATAGTTCTTCTATCGTATTTTTTTCCTCTATGCTGGAAAGCACATTGTTTGCCATGTCTTTGTCTTTTACAAACTCATATGCTAAGGATGTAAAAGTGTTTAGATTTGTTTCAAACCCACCTATAAATAGCATTATACAAAGAGATATTATTTCTTCATTACTAAGACTATCTCCACCATCTGTGTAGCTTTTTAAATATTTAAAAACGCCAGTTTCTTTTTTCTTATACTTAGTGCCATATAACATGTTTACAAGGTAGGTAAAAACCTTTTCTGTTCCTTCAGAATGTTTTTGATAGTCTTCTTTTGAAAGATAATTATTAAGAACTAACATGGCATCATTTGTCCAGTTTGCTATAAATGAATGATCTTCTTCAGGAATAATTTCTACCCCTAATATTTCACATATAGAGTAAAATGGAATAGGGAAGGCAATATCCGAAACTAGGTCAAATTGACTTTTGTTTTTTAATGATTTAAAAGTTTTTTTAACGTTATTTTCAATATTATTTTCAATTTGATCTACAGAAGAGTTAGAAAAAAATGGGTTTAATATTTTTCTATACTTTGCATGTTCTTCTCCGTCTAAATTTAAAAGGCTATGAATATAGTTTTCTTGATAAGATTCCTTCATTTGCCTAACTAAATAAGGATTTCTTATAAAACTTTTAACCTGATCATAACCGGTTATAAGCCAATAGTTTTCCGAAATTTTTAGTACCGGATTTTGCTTTCTTATTGTTTCAAGAATATTTTCTTGATCTCTTAAATCTAATTCTATAGCATTCATGCAAGAGCTTTTATCCTATTGAATGAATTGATTAAACTTTCTTTTACTTTGTCTGCACTAAAAATTTCTTTAAAAGAAGTAATACCTACATAAAGGTAATCATTTTGTTTTCTAAAATGAAGTGTTACACCTATTGATCCAGGAACACTTATCGGCATACTAATACCGTAGGATTCTTCTATTTTCTTTCCATGAACAGTAGTTTTAGATAAAATATCAACATTAAAATAAGTAGTAGATGTTGCTATAGGAAAGAAATCTTTTTTGTATTTTGGTATCTTTTTTTTACCGTTCCAGTCGCACATGTTTGCATATCTAAAACCTTTTTGTGCTGAAGATATATTTGGATTGGTCCTAAAAGCCTTTGCGTAGTCTTTGTGGGCACTTGTGTTTAGCATGTGTGTTTGATTGCCAATTGATTGTTTAATACGCATTATTGCTTTATCAATAGAAACTTCTGAGGTTGGCACATCTACCATTAACGTAATAATTTCATTTCCATAGTGCTTAATGTCACCATAACTTCTTGGGATTAAAGAAATAAGATCTTTTTTTTCTACAACTTTTTCACCCAATATTCCTTGATAGCACAATGTTTCTAATAAAAAAGAAAACTCAAGAGTAGATATAGATTTATCTTTGAGATACGATTCAATTTCATTTAAATTAAATTTAACAAAACTAAAATCTAATGAATACTCTTTTTTATTTCTCCACTCACCTCTGTATATATTTTCTCTTTTAAATTGTTTGATTTTTGTTTGTTTATTATTTTTTGTAATAAATCCTTTTAAAAACAAATAATACATTTTTAAAATTTTAATTGATTTATTAAAGTAGGATCTTTTTTTTGAAACGGTATTTAAATTGTTGATTTTTTTTCTATCTTTAAAATAATCTGAAAAAGCAGCTGACTCTGAAAGCTGAGTGCCATCACCCATAGCGTGATGACATCTTCTAAGTACGTATGTATTTTTTGAATAATTTATAATATGATACTCCCAAAGAGGTTTATCTAATTGTATTTCTTTGATCCATATTTTTTTAACTAGAGTATTAAATTCTTCTTGAGAAAAAACATTATATTCAAAAACGTGATTATTAATATTAAAATTTTTATCCGTAACATAATATGGGTAGTCATTTTTTATCTTACTTTCTACAATTTTACTAGAAAGTATGGGATAAATATTAATTCTTTTATTTAAGTTTTCTATAATTTTTTCTTTAAATGGTAGCTTTTCTGTATTATCAAATTTAAATAATCCACCAACGATTGCGTTTTTTTTGTTATTTTTATCGCTATAAAATTTATAGTCAACGAAGTTCATCTGCATCGTTTTTTTCATACACATACTCTTTTACTAATTCTTTGTCTTCATAAACTTTTACTGTATTTTTACCAACAAAATCTAATTCAAAATTAAAAATTGCTATTTGATTTGTAATTTTTATTGGTTTTATTTTTTTCTTTTTTACCTTAAAAACTAAAGGGTAAATAAAAACAAAAATAGAATCAGAACTTATTATATCTGATTCTATCTCGGCATGTATTTGTATTTTATTAATATTTACTATATTATGTTCTAAATTAATTGTCACTGTCTTTTAACTGATTAAGCTTTTCTTTTGTGTTGTCAATTTTTTGAACTAATACTGCAATACCAGAATGAACACCTGAGTCTGGATTATATTGGAAGGTAACAGGATCAAAGTCCTCAAAGTCTATCCCACCAGCAGCCAGTTTGAGTATTAGCTCTTTTTCTAGTTGCTTAATAGTATTCTGTACTGCTAAAATTGTTTCTTCTTTTGAGAGAGAGAATTTCATATTTAACCTTGAAGCTCACTAATTTTTCTAACTATATTTTGATATTTCTGAAGGAACAATGAAAGACCCCTATGGTGTATCGAATCTTCATCTGGGACAAATGTATCGGGATCAAACTGCTCTGGGTCAAAACCGTTTTGAAGAAGCTCTTCATATAAAACAGGTTCGATTAATAATTTTGTTTTATTTAAAATTTCTAATTTAACGCTATTTTGTAAATTAAAATTCATTATATCTCCAAGGATTTTTGATAGGGTGCGAGCGCCAAAATAAATAGTAATGCTTTAAGGCTTTTACTCACCTAAATGTGGTTCATTTAGTTTTTCGAGACCATCATGTTTTGGCCCTATTTGCTCACCTTTTTCGTTCAAGCCAGTTCTAATTCCGTTCATCCATTTCCATGGATTTTCTACCCTATTTTTTTCTTTTGCCTCCCAGTATTCAGATCTTTCTTTCATAAGATCCTCTTTTTCCCAAACTCCATCAATCGTAAAAGTAGTGTCTAAAAGATCATTATTTTTATAAAAATTAAAAAACATAAATGGAGTTCCTTTTTCAAAAACTATTGGCTCTCCAACTTTTGTTATATACCAATTCATATTAAATTCATCTGGCCACCAATCTGTAGGTATAGAGGCTGACAAAGGCATTACTCCATTAATAACATGGTTTGGCGATCCACTTATCCAAGTGCTGTAACCTGGTTCAGTTTTAATTATCCAACTTGTACAGAATGAAACTATATTTAATATAGAAGGCATAACCAATGGTCTTCCATCTAACATTTCCCCGCTCAATACTCTAGGAATAGTGTCTGGAGCATCTAATTGAACTATAACATCTTGTGGAAGAATCAACTCCCAACCATGAACATTTGCTGTTGTCATTGGCAAGCATCTGTAGGCGTGTTTGTTGTATGTGTTGTCCATCCAGTCTCTTTTTAGTCTGGATTGTTTTATAAGCGGGGGATTTTGAGTCATCTTAGTAAGATTGACATTCGGCATTCTAGATTTCCTTAAGTTTTATTTTTTGTGATTTTTCTATATCTTCTGGTTTTGGAACATTACTAGAAACATCCTTATCCATAACGTGTGTTCTGTCATTATAGTCAAACATTGTTACTGCGGAATACTTAACTCCATCAATTACAGGCAGAGAGGCATGGGAATACATATAGTTAGACGGGAAAAGAAATATGTCGCCTTTTTCTGGTTTAAATGTTATATCTTGTGCTGGAAACCAAAGTTCTCCGCCTTCGTAATCATCGTTAAAATAACCAACTGATGATACTGTGCAAGAGTAGGAGAATCCATCGTCTGAATGAACCTGGAAATGTTGACCTACTTCATATCTAACAAAGTTTATAGCTTCCATGTATTCCATTTTAATATTAAATCTTTTTTCATAATCAACCAAACATTGTCTTATGATAGATTCAGTCTCTTCGTGAACCTTTTTTATCTCTTCAAATTCTGGAGTTATCCAATCCCAATGAAGAGGGCTTATCTTTAAATCTACACAATCTCTATAGTCTGGTTTTGATTCATTATATCCGACTAAAGCTTCTTTCCACTTAAAGTATTCATGATTACTATCTTTAAGAACTGCTTCAAGTCTTTCCGGAGCATTAATCTCATCTAATCCGGTATTCCTATATAGGACTATTCCGAAGTTATAGTCCCCAACATTGTAAGCTTTCATTGTTTTCTTCTTTCGTGTAAGAATTTATTATTGATGATATACTACTACTAAACAGTGTATCATACACTAATCAGTGTATCATACACCATCTTTAAAAAGGCTTTTATGCAACAAAAAAATACTGAAATCTCATTGGTTAAACCTGGACATTTTGGAAAATCTACTGATAATATTAAAATTTTAAATAACTTCATTGAACTTAATGACCTAAAATTGATTCAATCTTTCCTACCTAAAATCAATAAATGGATGGATGCTGGAGAAAATCAATACTCAGAAGATGGAACATGTACTTATGACGCATCATACTGGTCTAATAGACAATGTAGTTGGGATATATTAAAAGAGTTGTCTATAGAAATATATTGTTTAGTTGAAAAATATATAATTAAAATGAAGGTATACTTAGAGCAGGAGTTTAAAGTAGAACTTTCATATAGGCCACCAGTAATTGTAAGATGGTTTTCCGGCTTAGAGCAGCAACCGCATGCCGACAAGCAGTTGAATGACGGTTCTCCTAATCCGTTTCCAACATACGATTTAAATTCACTTTTTTATTACAATGACGAATTTGAAGGTGGACAATTATATTATCCAGATCATGATATAGAAATAACTCCATCACCAGGACTTGCCGTAGCTCATCCAGGAGATATCTATTATTTACATGGGGTAAAAAAGGTCATTTCAGGAGAAAGATTTACTACGCCATCTTTTTATACTATTACTGAGTTAAAATAATATGTTAAATATAAAATCTATTAAAAATTCTTCTTATAGTGATATTGTTGCAAATGTTGATGATTATATAAAAATATTTTTAGATAATGGATTAGTATGCTTTAAGCAAGTATACTTATCTACTTTTGAGCAGGAACACGTTGTTAATCTTTTTGCAGAAAAGTTAAAGTGGAACTATGTATCAGACGTGCATACAGAAGACCATATTTATACAATCTCTATGCACGAAAAAACTTTTGATAAAGATGAAATAATAATTGACTGGCACATCGAACATTTAGAAAGAATGTACACTCAAGTTGCAACTTCTTGGAATATGACAAAATTTACATGCCCTAAAGGTCATGGTAATACTGGCTTTATAGATTCTTCTTATCTGTATTCTCTAATGCCTGATGATTGGCAAGAGTTTTTAAAGTCCATAATAGTTACCCATAGAACAATGAACTTTCCTCATAGAAGATGCGTAATAAAACATAGGAATAGTGGAAAAAATATTTTAAGATTAATTCCACATTTTGCTGAAGATTTATTAGTAAGTGTTAACAATAATAATCCTTCTGATCAAGAATTTCTACTATTTAATAAAATTAAAACATGGTATTGTAATCAAGTTAGAAATAATGAATCTATTCAAATGTGGCAGCAATGGGATGAAGGGGATTGCATAGTTCTAGATCTTCTTTATATGATTCATTGCGTAAAAGGTGGATTCACCTCAAAGGATAGACAGTTTACTAGGAACTGGGCTTATGCTAAGAAATCAGATTTTTTGAAATATGCCAAACAATAACAAAGCTTAATTAAGCTTGCAAGTCACCTAGAGCGACCCATGTATCTGTGCCTCTTTTAATTAAAGTTACAGAAGACCATTGGGCTCTAAGTTTTAATCCTGGAGTTGCATTAACGGTAACGCCAGAACCTGCAACTAACGTAGTTTGCCCAGCTCCTACCTGAAGAATAGTTATCTGACTTCCTATTGGAAATGCTACTGATGTATTCGTCGGAATGGTTACCGTATTAGCTGAAGCAACATTCATTTCAATTAGCTTATCTTTATCAGCTAAGACAAGAGTGTAACTAGCTACTTGAGAATTTGTTATTAAATTAGAAGATGTAAAATCTAATGATATTGTTCCATTACCAACTTTTATTTTTTTGTTAGTAGAATCCCAAAAAATTACAGCATCGGTTGTAGAAGAAGTGGTTGAAAGCGTTAACGAAGATGGAGCCAGAATTGTTATTGGGCCATTTACCCATCCGCTAGCACTACTATACTTAAGAACGTGTTGATCTGCAACACTGTTGATAGAAACATCTGTTAAGTCATTAAGACTTGCAGATGCTGGGGCTGCAGAAAATTGCACTATAGCATCGGAGCTGTTTCTATAATATAGTTTTCCGTCGGCATAATTGATGGCTAATTCACCATAAGCTAAAGATGTCGGTATTTGACTTGTAGTTCCACTTCTTTTTATCTGTATGGTATTAGCCATAGTTTTTCTCTATTTTATTTAAAGCCTGGACAGAAGGACGGTCCAAATGGCGGAGGAAAGAACGGTGGGAAGAATGGCGGGAAGAATGGTGGAAAGAATGGAGGGAAGAATGGTGGGAAGAATGGAGGGAAGAATGGAGGGAAGAATGGTGGGAAGTATGGAGAATATTTCTCATAAGATACATCTTCTTTTCTTGGGTAAACAGTATTAGCAACGGGCGATTGAGAGGTTACGTCATCTAATTCGGTTAACCTTGTTCCTGCAGCGTCATCTAAAGGAGTCGTACTAACGGTTCCTTTATCAAATCCCGCATCTGTAATCCTAAATGTAGGATTATTTGGATCAGGGGCATTGTCGTCTAATCCAATTAAGTTTGGAACATTATTTTTTCTTGGTCCTGTATTATTTCCACTAATAGCCATAATTACGCCTGCAAATCTCCTATAGCAACCCACATATTGGTATCTAACTTAATAAGTGTAGCAGATGACCACTGTGATCGCAACATTTTTCCTGGAGTAGCATTTACTGTTACTCCAGCTTCTTGTGTTATTGTTAAACTTCCAGATCCTTTTCTTAAAATATCAATTTTATCACCTATAGTAAAGGCTTGAGAAGAATCTAAAGGTACAGTTACTGTCATTGGGGATGAGTTATCCATAGTAATTAATTTTCCTAAATCAGATAAAATTAAATTATAATTAGTTCCAGTTTGAACATTTACTTCTGATCTAGATATTGTGCTATTAACAGATATAGTAGGAGTTGCTGCTTCCCCTGAATTATTAGAAATACTAATTCCAGATCCCGCAACTAAGTTTTGAACATAATTACCATTTGTATCAGAAGATAAATTTATATTAGAATTAACCCATTGAGATCCATTCCACTTTAGGTACTCACCAGATGATGGCGATGGAACAGTAACATCTCCAATCGCATCTAACTGAGATACTGTTGCTGTAAATGTTTTCGCAATCCACTGAGATGTTACAGAATCCCATGCCAATACCTGATCGCTAGACGGAGTTGCGGCAGAAACGTTCTGGATATCATCAATGCTTGAAATAGGTGGAATTTGTGAATTTACCCAATTTGATCCATCATATTTTAAAAATTCACCAGAAGAAACAGATGATATAGCAACATCTGAAAGCTCATCTAAAGATGAAGTTAAGGCAGCCCCACTCAGTGCTGCATATATTGACACTCTTACTGAATTAGAACTAGGTGGAGTTTCAAAATAGATTGTAATAGAATTTAGCGTAGTGGCTTCCCACAATGTATTAAAATTAGAATACGGGGATGTTGTTTCTGTAAAGTTAACAACAACATCTCTTGTACTTAAATTGTGATTAATGACAAATGTGATATCTGTGCTATTTCCTATAGTTGCAAAATGCGTAGTTCCTTCTACCGAACTTGGACTAACGGAGTTCACCCATTGTGTTCCATCGTACTTAATAACTTGATTTGGAGTCGCTGCAGTGATTACTACATCACTTAGTCCATCTAGACTTAAAGGAATAGCTGCGTTTGCCCACTGTGAACCATTCCAAATTAAACCTTCTCCAGCATTTACTGTACTGACATTAACATCATTAAGGTCATTTATTGAAGCGCTAGATAGTGCAGCTGAGTGATCGTGTGCATCGTGTCTAGATACATTAAAATACTGAGTATGATCGTCATCAGAAAGCCCAGTCATTAGACCATGATCAGATACTGCAGTTGCAGCTCCGCCTATGCCTGCACTAATTATTTGCCTGAGGTCTAATAGATTAACAAATTTTGTTTTAGGAGAGTTTTCATAGGAAGTTGCTGTTTGGAATACTATTTTGTACAGTGGCCTAAATTCTACTACTGGAAAACCAGCTAAGTCTAACTCATCCCAAATTGAAGCTTCTGCTGAACCTTGATCTGTATATTGAGCTTGACCCATTATAGAAATAATTGGTTCATTTAAATTGTTTGTTGCTACAACAAACATTACTCCAAATTTACTGTTATCAATTGCAGTTGACGACCAAGTGCCCGCAGTATTTAAGTTAAACTGTGCTCGTGTTCCACCATTTTTAACAGGAAATTGAGTAGCTACATCTTTTGTCCAATGATTATTTAATCTATAAAAAACTGGTATGTATGCACCTGATTGAAGCCTCTGTTGCCAAGTATTTGCAGTTGGAGATGAAGCGTGTTCAATATCAACTTGAAGATCTTCGTCAAAGAATGTTCCATTAGCTATATCTATCTGAGCATGCGAGTCTTCTGATCCATCACCATTAGGCGGCCCACCAATGATTGATGAGTACCAGCTTGCGCCAAATCCATTTGCAATTGCTGCTCCACGAGTTCTGTGTAGGTATTCATGAGTTGCCCAGTCAAGAGTTACACCATGTCTTTCATCCGCAAAGAAGTACGCCTTATTATCATTTTCATTCCAATAAATATATGCTGTTGGAGTGTCCTGATCCCATGTAAAGAATGTTGTCTTATAAGCAAGAGATCCAGATGAGTTAAAATAAATATAATATAAACCAGATGTGTCTGGTATCGTTACTGATTCAGTAGTTGTTTTAACATATCTTTTACCAGTACACCAAACAGTATATGAAGTTGATACGGGCGCAATAGAAAATTGTCTTGAACCCTCATCAAAAGATATGACGCTGTCAGCTTTATTCTCATGACCAATTGGCTCAGAAGATGGGCGAACTGTATTAACCCAAGCTGTGCCGTCATATTCAAGTATCTGACCATTTTGAGCTGATGTTATTGTTAAGTCAGAAAGGTCATTAATACTTCCGCTAAAAGAAATATTTGGTGTTGCGCCTTCGCCAGAATTATTTGTAATTGTAATTCCATTGCCAGCAACTAAATTTTTAACATAGTCACCAACAGTATCTGTTGTTAAATTAACTGGATCATTAATCCAGTTTGATCCGTTGTATCTTAAGAAGTCCCCATTAGCAGCGTCTGTAATAACTACGTCTGACAAATCGGATATTTCATGATTAGAAATATCAGATACAGTACCAGTTACATTACCAACAAGACTTGCATTAACAGTATTAAATGTTACTGTATCAGTAGTTCCTACCGATTGGCCGATTGATATAGTTGGAGTAGAACCTTCTCCAGTGTTATTTAATAAACTTACGCCAGTTCCTGCAACTAAAGATGCCACATAGTTGCCCGTAGTATCTGTTCCAAGAGCTACGGAATTAGCTACTATTGTAGCAACGCCAGTATTGGATATTGTAATATCTCCCGATATTGTCGTGTATGTTGGGACTCCTGATGCATTAGCAATTATTATTTGCCCAGAAGTGCCAGATGCTAACTTGGATATAGCAATTGCTGCTGACGCATTAATGTCAGCATCAACGATAACTGCTGAAGATATTGCTGTTAATCCAGCTCCATTGATTGTTATATCTCCAGAAACAGTTGTTGCTGTTATTACCCCAGTTGTTGTGGTTCCTAAGAGAATTTGTCCAGCGGTTGCATTTGCCAACTTGCTATGGGCAATAGCGGCAGAAGTATTAATATCTGCATTAACAATAGTGTTGTCAACAATCATTTCACTTGTTATAGTGCCATTGTCTAATGTAGAAATTATATTGCTATAGTTTATGCCATCATTGGTAAATTGCCACTTATTTATGGATTCATTCCATCTAATTTGGACATTGGTAGAAGTTCCTCTTTCAACTTCTAAACCTGCTGTTGAAGAAGTAGCTGCCCCATCTGTAGAGTTGACAACAATAAAATTATCTTTTATAACGACAGACTCAGCGTCTACAGTGATCGTTGATCCTTCTACATAAAGATTTCCTGCAATATCAACGTCGCCAGTTATCTCAACCTTATCATCAGTTTCTATAACAGATAAATCTTTTCTTAACCAAGACCATGTCGTAGCTACTGGTGTTCCGGCATCGTTTAGGTACCAAACAATTCCATTTACTGGATCAAGAGCTATCTCACCCTGGGATATAGAAGGAGGCATGGGTAAACTCATTTATTCTCCTTTTTATTCTATAATAATATTAACTATTAAAATGTACCGCCATCAAAAGTGATACCATCAATAGATCCACCTGTAATGCTAACATTATTTGAGTTTTGAGTAGCTATACTTCCAAGACCAAGAGTTGTTCTTCCCGCTGAAGCATCTGCGTCATCAACTAAACTTCTACCAAAGCTAGTAAATGTAGCCAAAGATGCTGTACCAGAACCAGTAAAATATGGAAGTCTATCAGCAGCAGAGGTGAGACCAGCTATGGCTGCAAGTTCTGCGTCATAGGCCTGTACGTCTGTTCCTATTGCAAGACCAAGATTTGTCCTGGCTGTACCAGCATCTGTTGCACCAGTTCCACCGTAGGAAATGCCAACTGCAGTGCCCTGCCATGTGCCTGTTGCTATAGTGCCAACTGATGTTAAGCTAGAGGCGGTAACTCCAGAACCAAGAGTGTTTCCACTCAATACTGATGTCCCATTGATATAAAAAGCTTTTTCAGAAGCAAGGTTTAAGTGCTCAGAAGATGTCCATGCGTCTGTTGCGTCAACCCAGTTGAATGTTTTATCAGTTGTGCCTTTAAGGGTGATTCCACCGCCATCTGCACCTGCGTCAGAAGGTGAAGCGGTAGCACCAAGTTCTAAGTTTTTGTCATCAACTGTAACTGTAGTTGAGTTAACAGTTGTAGTAGTTCCATTAACTGTTAGGTTTCCAGTAATTGTTACGTTTCCACCTGCGGCTACGTCATTAAATTGAACATTACTATTAGTTGCAACTGCCTGACCTATCGCAATTGTTGCGTTTGAACCTTCTCCTGGAGTATGTGTAATTGTTACGCCAGTTCCAGCCGTTAGGTCGGCCATATAGTTGCCAGTAGTATCTGTACCAAGGGCAATTGTACCCAGAAGTGCTACTGTTCCTGTTGCGTTTGGTAGAGTAATTGTTCTATCAGCAGTTGGATCCGTTACCGACAGTGTTGTTTCAAAGTTATCTGCGGTTGCACCTTCAAAAACAAGAGAACCGTTTAAATTAAGACTTGCAAATGTTGGAGAATCTGAAGTTGCAACAGCCTGGCCAATAGATACGGTTGCGGTTGAACCTTCTCCTGGGGTATGACTTACTGTGACACCAGTTCCTGCTGTTACATCAACCATGTAGTTTCCGGTTGTATCAGTGCCCAAAGCAACTGAGTTAGCAGCAATTGTTGCAGTAAGAGTTGCATTGCCGAGATTAGTAACTGTAGCGCTACCACTTAAATCTCCGCCAAGAGTAATTGTAAAGTCTGCAACATCAAAATCTAAAGTATTATCAGTATCATCGTACGATACGCTGATGCCAGATTCTGTATTTGAAGAAACCATAGCGCCTACGGCATCTGCTACTGCTTCATTAAAGTCTGTAACAGCTGTTGAAGCTATGGCTATATTTGCTGTTCCAGCTGCAGTTAAACGACCTTGTGAATCAACGGTAAATGTACTTACAGCTGTAGCTGACCCATATGAACCTGCTGTTACTGCTGTATTGTCAAGATCAATTGTAACTTTGTCGCCAGTTCCTGCTGTTGCAGTAAGGCCAGTTCCACCAGAAACCGTAAGCGTATCTCCTAAGGTTATGGTCTGGCTTGTGCCACCATCTCCTGCTAATGTAAAAGATCCAGATACTGCAGAAACAGCACTATCAACATATGCTTTGGTTGCTGCGTGTGTATCGGAACTTGGAGTGGGAACTATTACTGTTCCTGTAAATGTTTTGTTTCCTGAAATTGTTTGATTTCCAGTAAGTGTTGCAAAAGCACCGGGACCAGCTATTGCAAGTACGGAAGTTGCATCTCCGCTTGAATCGCCCTTGCCATAATAAAGAGTCTCATCAACTTCATTAAAAGCTAGTTCTGCATTTTTTAAACCCGATGGAGCACCAGCTGCTCCACTAGTTCTTCTTTTAATTCTAATTGTATTAGCCATTTAAAAGTTTCCTCCATCTGTTATTTCTTTTTCCGGCGCGTTTACCCATGCAGATCCGTTGTATCTCAATACGTCATTGCTGCCAACTGAACTAATAGTAACGTCTGATAGTCCATTTAAAAGCGATTGAGAATTTATTAATGTTTCTACATTAATAATTCTATCTTTTATAGTTAAATGAATTCCAGCTGGATTAATTCCCAGGACTGTTTGTAGTGCTTCTACTGCATCATTTAAGTTTGCATGCTGCTGATGATGAGGCACAGCTCCAGAATTTAAAGTATCTGTAGCTGTTGGATTAATAAAATTATCTAAACCACCGGGATATGAGGTTGCCACTTTTTTTTCTCCTATAAAGATAAAATCTTACTTGCTTCGTTACTCCAGTTTACTGACACCGTTGTTGATTGCGATGAACCAGGAAAAGGAAGCCCTGTAGCTGTGTCTATATATAATAGTAATATTGAAGAAGAATCATTCACTCCAACCTGATATAAAATTGCAGCTTGCAATGCGGTATTGGGTGGTAATGAAAAATTAAAATCATTAGCGTCTACTACCCCTAAAACATTCGTAATATTTTGAATATTTTCAGATCTATAGACTACTGATGAACTTAAGATATCTGATACAAATTGATGTGTATTTTGATTTGGCACATACGTAGAATTGGTAAATAAAACTTTAAAATTATTAGAGGAAAAATTAATATTTCCATTTAAAATATTTT